AAACAAAACCGCGCTGGGTTTCTCTCCCAAAATGCGCGGGAAGTCGAGGTTAATGGCCTAAGTTTAGACACAATTAGTAACATATTCAGTTATTTCTAACTTTCACGTTACTTTCACGTTAAACTAAACTTAATTCCAACCTTACTTCCCTATACTTTCTATACTCTCATCTCTTTCCCACCCTATACAATCCCGCCCTTTCTTTTTTTTCTACCCAGGTTCCCAGTCGGAGACACTGTGTGAGACACGTCAGGGAAATCTAATCTTTTTTCGGGTAAAAAGTGAGGCTCAGTACAGAAAAAAGCCTGGAAAAGTAGAAGATACTCTATTTGTACCTCAATTTTCCAAGCAAAAGGTATTTATTAATAATTTATACTTAAATATAAAATTTTATAGCAAAAAAACCACCGAAACTCGGCAGTTACCCCAAATATTTAACCCAAAGCCCCGTTCTTTTTACTGCCCGGTGGCTAAAATTTGGTATTTTTTAGATGCTGCCGCTGCTTCACCCATCTTTTGGGTGTCAGGTAACTTACGGGCTAGCTCACGCTCGGCTCCCTGGATGAAAGTGTTGACTGTTAGGTCATCACCACCTGCATCCTGTATATCCATTGCCTTCGAGGCAATGGTTTCAAGTGCAATTGCCCTTGCAAGTTTACCGTCAGCGTTTAAAGCTCCCGGAAATTCTTTCATGACTATTTATTTTGTCATCTAATAGCTTACAGTCTATATGAGATAAGTTTTCACCGTTAAAATAAATATATTAAAGATAATAGTTTGATACCTGCTGATGAACTCTTATTACGGCCAGCCTCCTCAACGAGAAGAGAATAATAATCTTGGTACAGCAATTGGACTTGGCCTGTTAGGTGCTGGTGCAGCAGCAGCTTTTGGCGGCCCAGCTTTGCTTAAAAACATTAAGGCTCGTCGAGCAAAGTCGCAAGCAACAGGTGGACCACGTGGTGGACAAGGTGGAACTACTACTAGGGATAACCCAACAGCAGCTGAAGTTTATGGCTCTTTGGGTACTGAGGCAAAGCCAACAAAAGGTCAGGTATACGACAGAGTAAACCGTCAGCCAAGAACAGATTTTGAATATCAAGAATACGACTTTCCTTTAAGAAAAGCTTCACAGAGACAAACTGTGGTTGATACAGATACAGGTGAGATCATGGCCCGTGGAGGCCCTACTGCTTATTATCAACAGTTTGAAAATGTTCCTACGGGGAATACACAAACACCTGAGTTGTATTTGAGTAAATTTCTTGATTCTTATTTAAAATCTCTTCCTACAAAACAAGAAACAACAAAAGGAAAATCATTAGCTATTGTTCCTAAAGTTAAAACGGCTGCCTATGAAGAAGGTTCAGCAGTTGATAAGTTAATGAAGTCACTGCTTCCAGAAGTAAACAAAGAAGCTGGTCAAATGACAGCTACTGAATCTTCACGTCAAACACGAGCACTGGCAAAGCAAGATGATCTGGCTACTCAAGAAGCAGCCCGTGGCATTCTGTCTGAGCTAAAAGAAAAACAAGCTGTTGGCACTCAAGTAAACCCTGAAAAATTAGCAAGGATTGAAGTTAACCGTAATAAAGATCTTCAAAGAATTGGTGGTTACATGTCAAATGTAATTGAGTCGGTAGTAGATGAGGATATGTATGACACAACACCTTCTGCTATTTTACAAATTAACAATAAGGCAATGGAAGGCACTCTTAGTGCTGATGACGTAGCTGCTTTCCAACAATGGTCAAATACGACGTTTAAAAATGACCCTACAGTATTAAGTGAAATCAATGAAAACATATATGGTATCAATGATCTTTTAGCGCCAAAAGTTAAACAGTCAGTTGGTGAGCAACTAAAAAGTAAAGGTCTCGGCATGGCAGGTATGCCAGGTGAAGGCCCATTACAAATTGATGTTGGAATGGGGTTGATTAATATTGACTCTCCCGCAGGTGTAGAAATATTATCGAATGCAGGCGTTACTCCAGAACAAGCTACTTCTTATTGGATCGATAAATTAAAAAGAGAAGGTATTATAGCAGAACAACCCACAACTTTGGTTCAAGTACAAGAAAGTAGGGAGCCACAAGTTGCGGTTAACGCAATGGAAACTGTCAATACAGCAGATGACCAATCTGATGGCAGGTTCTTGCGTAACCTTCAGCGAAATGAAGACGTGAACATGGCTGCAGTCAGTGAAGCTGTTGTTGATAATAAAGAGGCTGTTTTAGATTCACGTATCTCTGATGCTTTACGTTATCTCCGTGGAAAAGAAATTGATACTAACTTTGATTACTCAACTGAAGAAGCAATACAAGCCAGACAAGTAGGCCAAAGGTTTGAAACTCTTCAGTCCTTAGGCAACCAAGTAATTGATGAAGTACAACCAGGTACTCCTACTACTACTACTTCTGCACAACGTTTTTTCACTAATGAAAGAGATGAGATTGCATCTTTGTTAGGTGAACAGGGTATTAGTATGACGCCAGGAAATATCGAGAAAGAATTGGCTCTTCGTTTAGGGAGTGAAGCATACAAGTATGGGCCAAAGTATACGAAACGTAAACAGGCTCTTCAGCTAGGAGCGACTTATGATCCTGCTTTATTTGATAATTTAGCCAAAGAATCTGTTGTTATTGCAGGAGAAAATATTCCTACTGGCCGCGTAGCAGAAACTAAAATTTCAACGACTTCTATGTTAGGTACTCCTTTTCAAGAAACAGTGGAGCTTGGTTTACGTGAACCTACCTACATGAAAGAAACTGCTGAGAGGTTAAAAGAAAAAGCAGAAAAGAAAAAAGATTGGCTTGGAAGTGTACGTTTAGAAGCTGCTAGTGAAAAAGCTCCTTCTAATGCAGAATTAATTAATACTCAACGTGATCTTGATTCTACACTTGCTTATAAAGGTGAACTAGAAAATTATTTAGATTCAGGTCGAGGATCTTTATCTGAACGTACTCGTGCCAAGCAAAGACTTGATGATGTTATTTATGAATTAGATAGGCTTGATACTAAAGCAGAGGCACTGACGCAACAAGTGTACGGAGGGCAAAGCGGTGCACGTGTACGTGGAGCACAAAAATACACTGCTGATTATATTCAAAACTTAGTTTCTCCTTCTAAATTAAAATCTGGTATTGAAGAAGGACAACGTCTTTTTTATGAGCTTAATCCAGAAACCGGTGAACCTATTCCAGGTACACAGGAACTTCGTTCAGAACGTAAGATGGTCGACATGACTCCTAAAGGCGGCGGTGGACGCAATGTTGCTGAATTTAGTGCAGGGAATAGAGATGAAGGCGGTGGTGATATAGATGTAGAAGATATTCTTAGGCAAGCAAGAACACCTAGGGATCAATCTGGGCGTGTATATGCAAAAGATCAATTTGGTTATCGGCCTGGCACTGGCCTCACTGGTAAGCCATTAGAAGGAAGACCTTTTACAGATGATAGTACTCAAACGGGCAGGGTTATTACAAAGACAGGTATTCAACCAACAAAACCACAACCAAGTTCTTTCTTAGATGCTAAAGCTATAAATTCTTTTGCACGTTTAAGTGACGAACAACTTGGACAAGTTTCCATGCAAGGAACAGAAGCTGAGGCGTATAATGCAGATAAGATGTTAGCTAAACGCCGTAGCTTTGATGTTGCACAAGACATTCGCCGCATTCAAAACTCTGGGCGTCCAGACGCACAGAAACAAGTCAAGTCATATCTTGATGAACTGATGGCAAACGAAATCCCAGGGGTTGACTTCTCATGACAAAAGAAAAGAAAGATAAAAAGTGGATTCAAAAAGCCACTAAAAATGAAGGTACCTTTACCGCCAAAGCAAAACGTAAGGGAATTACGTCTGCTCAACTACAAGCTAATGTGGAAAAAAATCCCGATGATTACGATGAAAAAACAAAGAAGCAGGCACAGTTACGAGAAACGCTTGTAAAATTAAACAATAATAAAAAGTCTAAAAAATAATGCCAAGGGATCCTCGTTTAAATACAGCCGACAATGCTATCAAAAAAGTTGATAGTGTTTTCAAAAAGAATTCCAAGATTGACTATGCGAGTTCTTTTAAAGCAAAACCTAGCCAACCTCCTTTTGATATCAATCGTTTTGATGAAAGTGATTTACGTAATAAGTTATTAGCAAAGAAACAAGTCCAAAACCCTGGACTTAATTTTGTTTCTGATGATCCTCAAAATTTTGAATTGTTTGCTGGCCTTGGTCGTTTTGATACAAACCGTGGTGAACTATATAGTTTTGAAAATGGTGGGCCAAACACCCGTAATCGTTTTACTGAAACCTCAGAATTTAATCCTATGTGGGCAGAATTGTATAAAGTAAGTCCAACAATTAAACCAGGAGATAAGATATCAAATCCTTTCCCCAGAATGAAGAATCCAGATCCGAAGGGTTACATTATGGCTGCTGCGGAAAACCGAGCAGAGAATGAATATGAGGAGGAGTACTCTGTTGCGCGTTTATTAAGGGATCCCGATCCAATAGGAGAGGATGATGAAAGTAGTGAAGATAAAACGGTTTAGACTTAGTAGATAAGGAATAGCATTATGGCGAAGGCAAAGCTAGCAGGTGCATTATTAGATTTTTTAAAGAAGCCTATTGTTGGTGAAGCACTAATGAGTGGTGGTATAAATACAGGTTTATCTTTATTTACTGGTGCTAATCCAGCAGAAGCACTTTTGTACGGTGGTGCTGATGCTTTAGCATCTGGGGCTTCTCTTGGTGCTGTGCGTAAGCTAAATAATAGCGGTCTTAGAAAGAAACTTGGGCTTCGTGAACTAGGTACGCAAACAATCAAGAGAGATGGTAAGAGTGTAACCACACCTGTTCGGTCTAACTTAGAAATACCGGCTAACGTTGCGGCTTCTGTTGCTTCCACAGTTCCTGTCAGTATGTTACTGGCAGCAGAGCAAGGTGTTCAAGGTGCACAAACAAAACAAATTGATCAACAAACAGTACAACGTGCAGTAATTAACGATGCACCTAATCAGTTAGCAGGTGCTTACATGCCCGCTACATTATTACAAAACATTGGGTTACCTTCTAATAATTCGTTAATGGAACAAATGCAAAATGATCAAGGTCCGACAGGTCAGATGGATGAACGGGCCATGGCCAGAATTATGGGGTTAGGTTAATGGGTTTACGTAGCGATTACAAAACAGGTTGGACAAAAGCAGTCCAGCAGATGGGTAACAAGGATTATGGGCATACCGTTCTGCCTATAACGAAAGGTGCTAGAAATTTTTATAAAGGTTTAAAAAAAGAAGGTATTGGTTTAGATACTCCTGTACAACTCGCAGGTGCCATGGGTGCTCGCTTGTTGACTGATTTAGGTACAGACTCGACACGCCAGATGTACTGGCGATATAACCATCCAATGGCTATATCTGAAAAAATAGGAGAGCAGATTATCGGAGAAGGAATCCAGTCGTATTCACCTACACAACGTGCAGCAATTGGTTTAGCTTCAGTCGGCCTACCAGTGGGAGCATCTTTAGGTACTTTTGATGCAACCAATCTTTCAGAGTATGGACGACCTAAGGGCTTTGCTCAGTCTTATGCTGAACAAGGTTCTGAGGATAGGCGTGAAACAGGGCAGCTTGCACCTGAGTTAGTTGATCGTTTTGTATTGGGTCGCCAAGGTCGTCCTTTAAAATATGAAACCGCAAAAGAAGATATTCCTAATTTAACGAAAGAACGTTATGCAAACTATATGAATTATCTGTATAACGATAAAGGTCCACTTGGTATTGGTGTAGTAAAAGGAACGATGGAGAATCTTCAAGGAGAACCTGAAGTTCGTATTGTTGGTTTTCCAGTTGGTTTACAAGCAGCAGGCGCCTTAGTTGGAGGAGCAGCAGCAACTCGTGGGGCTCTTGGTTTAACCACCGGAGAGGAAACGGTACCTGGAGGAATTGGACCAAAGCAAAGACGTACTAAAAAATCTGTTGACACATCTACTGATACCCCCGGTCCCTTCCCTAGGGATACAAATGTTTACCGTAAAGGCGAAAGAGCAGTTAAAGTAAATAGTGGTTCAGCCGGACGCACTGGTACCAGGGTTGATACACTTGGACCACGTGCTCGAACTGTTGCTGCATTAGGTGCAGCCGGTGCATTGGGAGGAGCTTTAGCAGGTAAGTTTGTTAATACAATGATTGCCTCTGCTGGACAATCTGATTTACCAACCACACAAGAGTATGGTGTTACTCGCCCCATGGTTTAGTTGATATAGAATTTACATATTGAAAGTAGTATCTTAGACATGGCTAGTGGAGAAAGGACTCGTGTTGGGCAAGGCGGGGCGCTAGTTCCATATAGTGCACGTACTGCCGCAGGTAGTGCGATGCGTGACCCAAGAGGAGCAGCTGGATATTATTCACAACAACTTGGACAAGGAGCTTTGTTTCCAAGAGGGCAGATGATGGGAGGTCTTTTAAGTACTGGTTTAGCAGCCGCTCCACTTATTGGCCAAGTAGCACAAGACGTTGGTCAAGGTAGAACTTTAGATGCAGCAGTGACAGGCGGTGTAGGTGGTGGCCTTCTTGCCGCTACTGAACTAGGAGGACGAGCTGTTGGCGGTGTCAAAGGAAATTTGATCCGTGGTACTGGTGCAATTCTTGCACCTCTAATTGGCAATGCAGCAGGTAACTTTGCCGAAGGCCAAAGAGCTGAAGATACTGGTGTAGCACCCGCAGGAGCAAGTGAAGTAGAACAGAGGAAAGCAGATCGTTCTAGAATCAAGCAGGATGCTGCAGACTTTCTTGAGATGAGCGTAAATGCAATGAGTGCATATACTCAACAGAATATTGATTTAATGAAGGCAGCTTCTGATCAAACTTATCTTGATAATCAACGTAATGCACCGATGATTAAGAAGTATCTTGATGAACAGATGGTTCGTCAGCAAGCATTGAATGCTTCTAATACTAGTAACTATGCAATGCTTGGTACAGTAGCTACTGCAGGTAAACTAGCCACAGGAGCACAACAGCAAACTAGCACAACCATGCGAACTATGCTGTCAAACAATCCTTATTCAAACAGCGTAATGCAAGCCCCTAATATTAGTTTCTGATCATGAGTTACTTCAATAGACAACAACGGCCTCTTGCTGGGTATGCGGATATTTTTAAAGGAGGTACAACTGATTTTCAGTCTTTACTGAATGCGAATGCGTTTGATCTAGGTACAGCATCTAATGAAGATCTTACTCGGACCACCGCTGCACCAGCTACAGGGCCTAGTACACCCCTGGGTGCTGATGCTGAACGACCTGCACTTCCGACCATAAATGGAGTAACCTTTGGCCAAGGATATGAAATCAGTGATAAGGATAGATTGAACATTGACCTTGCCAGAGCACTCCAGCCTGATGATTCAAAGTATGATCAAAAGTTAGAAAAATTAAGAACAGCAATGCGTGAAGAAGCAGATTATGCAAATAAAATGGGCAGAGAGAATATGCTCTTAGGATCACTTCTAAAAGATATTCCTAAAGCAGTCACCAATATGGCAATGGCAGGTACTGTATACAATGCACAGAATGCAGTGGGCCCATACAATGCAGCTCAATATGGTAGAAAGTATTTCACCTAAAACTTTTTGCTTGTAAAATAGTTAAAATAGGTAGAAAAAATGGTGGCTTCTAAATTTAATCCAGGTGTTTTTAATTCTGGTGCTTTTGATTTAGGTGCAACTGCAGGCCAGTTCACCCCTGGCGTCTCATTAGGTGATTTTCAAACAGGTGTTGACTTAGGTAGGGGCTTTGGTGAGACCAAATCAAACAGTGGTTTCCTTAGTGGTTTAGCAGGTAAGTTTGGGGGTTTGTTTGGTGGTGATAATACTACTGGTCAAGCATTAGGTCTTGCTACCTTGCAGGGTAATCTTGGTATTCAAGCAGCCAATATTAGTAATATGGCAGCTGAAGTTGCAGCTGAAAATGCACAAAATAGTCTACTTACTGACTATAATTTACAACGGATTGCTAAAGGTGATCGTCAACGCTTTAATATAAATCGCCTTGGAAGACAAGAGAACTTAATGGCTGTCGTTCCACAGTTGGTAAACAACGTCACATACTCAACTAAGAATCCAAACGTGGGTGCTGCAATGGGTGCACAATTAGCCGGTATGATTGGTTAATAGATACGTATAGTTTAGAATAACAATATTAGTTGAAATGCACTAAATAATGGTATTCGGAAAGATCTTTCAGGGCTTAGGAGGTGCAGCATCAGGCGCAGCGGCTGGTTCTGTATTCGGTCCCATTGGTACTGGAATTGGCGCTGTTGTTGGTGGTTTAGGTAGTCTTGGTGGTTCTTCCAGTGGTGGAGGGTCAGCTGGAAACATGGGTGGCCTGGGAAACGCTAAGGCATATGTACCGAAACCTTTGCCAACACCATTTGGTAGCGTGGAAGATGCAGATGATTTCCTTAGGCAATACACGGAAGGTAATCTTGGCGGCCTGCGTAGAGATGATGCCTTAGAGATGGCATACAATAATTTATCTCCTTTTGATAGGAATGAGTTATTAACAACGTCTGATGCAGCTAAAGAAATTGTAGGTTTCCAGTATGACCCTGGCAAACGCCGTGAGTTAGCTTCTACTTTTAGTGATGCAGCCTTTGGTGGTTCATCTGCAACTCCTGGAGTTGTAGATCAAGTCTCAGCGCAAGCAGAAGCCCTGGGAGCAACTACTCCTGAGGAAATTCAACGCCTTGCGTTTAATACCGCAGCTAGGACACCTAGAGGTCAGAGAATGGTTGCAACAGGACCACAAACAGAACGGGAAGCACAATTCGGTCAACTCCTTCGTGATGGCGACGGTACTCTTACTGGTAAGTATGATGTAGGCCGAGGCATGGAAAAACTTATCAGTCGGCGTATCGCAAACGCATAACGGAGTTTAATTATGTCAAGACAATCTTTATCCGAAATTGCAAATCAGTATGGCAAAGGCTCAGACTTTGGCCATTACGATACCCAAATTGCTAAGCAACAGGGTTACAGTAACCAAGAAATCCTGGATTATTTAGATGCTAATCCTGACAGGCTAGGCTATAGTAATAAACCCGGAAATGAGGGTAATTTATATAATGAGCTTCTTAGTAATAACGTTGACTTTAGTAAGGGTTTCAAAGCAAATCGTGGTGGAGCGTCTGGTGCTGAGATAGCCGAATCCAATGCACAACGAGATCAGCAATTTACTTTGGATCGTATTGCTGCCCAAGGAGCCGCAAATGCTAATATCCAACGTTTAATTAATATATCTAATAAATATGCCGCTGATAGTACAACTACGCGGGGGTTGTACGCAGCAGATGCCGCAAAAGATGCAACCATTTTTTCTTCAGAGTCACAGGAACGTACTAGTAAATATGTAGCTGATATAGGTCGGTTATCAAAAAATGAAATAGCAAAGATTCAAGGTAACTTTGGATTGGCGTTACAGGAAATTGTGAACTCTGGGGCAAAAGAGGCGGAAGCTGTACGTGGTGAGTATGGACTCGCTAATACAAATTTAACGGGTCAGTATCAACTAGAGAATACCCGTTTACAAGGTGCAACCGAACGTGATGTCGCCTCCCGTAATCGAGATGCGACTATCTTTGGGTCCTTGATGTCAGGTTTTTGGAGTTAATAAAGTTTAATTGATAGTATAATTAAAACATAATCGCTTTTATAAAGAATGTCAAGTTCTGCCGGTGGTAATTACTCAAGTGACGCATCTTTACCTTTAGCTGATTTTCAAGCATTGCTTGATAGGTTAGAAGGTTCTAAAAAGCGTCAGCAACGCCAAAAATCTGTAGAAGGTCGTCGTGACATCTACAGCCAAGGTCTTGCTTCCATGATGAGCAACTTCTAGTAGCCTTAGTTAACACTTTTATTTAAAGGAAAATCATGGTCGTCGGTGCAACACCTCCTGCTTCAGGAATAGATGATACCTATGCAAATGACGACTGGTTTGATATTGACCAGTATAAAAAGGCAGCGCAAGTTGCCTATGATTTTTCTTTAGGTAAGATGGAAAAAGCTGGTGACGAAGAAAGAGAAACAATTGGAAAAGGCGCAAGTGAGCAAAGATCAACTAATCGACAGCAACAAACCTTCTCTGAAAAAGACGAAGAGCGCGATTATCAGCAATCCCAAAAGGGATATCGATTCTGATATAAACGTCCAGTCTTTTACTATTTGGCTGGATAATTTAGACTCTGCTTCCAGAGAATCGTTTAATGCCTTTGCTGAAGATACCTTTTCTCCTATTCAAGTTTATATCTATGCCAAGTTCCTTGGTTATGACGGCAGTATTATCTGTGTAGATGATTGGGTGGCAAAGGTTTATCCAAAGCCTGATCATCTAAAAGTCTTGCTGTATGAAATCGAACAGATGCAAGAAGACGTACGTAAATTACGTTTAGATATTGAAAACTATACTGTCAAACGTGATGCTGGTGTAGCACGTATTGCACAGATGCAGAAAGAAATCCGTGGAACAATTGCACAAGTAGATGCTTTTGTTTCTTCTAAGGACAGGAAGGGGCTACTCCTTGCGGGAGCAGATCGAGCTATCCGTGAACTTAACTCTGTATTTAAAGATGATCCTATTGAAGGCCCATTACAAGAAGCAGCAATGTCTGTCTGGGCTAGAATTCAATTTGAAGATTAATTTTTAAAATGTTCAATCCTGAGCAACAAAATAATAGTCCGTTTGATAAACGGGATATTCAACAAATGCTTCTGGATCTTGAGCGCAATCGTGAGCTAAGTGCACAAGGACTTAACGCCCCTGCCCCTGAAGGACAAAACATTGAGTTATTTCAACAGTTATTAAATCAAAAAACAGAAGAAGAAAATGGATAATGTAAAAGTACCTTTAGAGCTACTGGAATATTATAAAAAGAAAGCAGCTTCAGAGGCGGGTGTACAAGCAGAAGAATTAGCTACAAAAGGTTTAAAGGCATCACGTGCAGCTAAAAAGCATAAAGGCAAAAAGTAGAGTACTATTTAACTTACGTACCTAACAGATATTGTGCCTTCTCATCTTCATCTTGCTTATCGCAGGAATGCTAAAGCTGCTGCAGCCAACCATCGCATTCGCAAGACTGATCAGGAGGATATTTTTGAGAAAGCCAGAGAAGACTTTGGCTTCTTTTGTGAATATGTAGCGGATAAAAAACCAGCAGCACATCATCTCGAATGGCACAAACAACTGGTAACCAATCAAGATAGCTCGTGTCTTACAGCTATCGCTGGCCCTAACATCGACTTACTAGGACCCAGGGGGTCCGCTAAATCAACTGTACTAGGTTTATATACGGCATGGGCCATTGGTATCCATACGATGGCAAAGAAGCCTCTACAGATCCTTTATCTTAGTTATACGGTTGATATTGCACGTTCTAAATCAGCCACAATTAAACGAATTATTGAATCAAAAAAATATCAAAATGTTTTCCCTAGAGTCAAGCTACTAAAGAACGTAACCTCGAATGAATACTGGTCGATTGATCATAAGTTTGCAGGTATTGATACCACAGGTGAAGAACAGTTCACTTTATGTGCAGCTGGCCTAAAAGGTTCAGTGACATCTAAACGTTCTCATCTTGTAATTATTGATGACCCTGTAAAATCAGCTGCGGATATTGGTAATCCTGATATTCGGAAGATGATGCAAGATAACTGGAATGCTGTTATTGCCCCCACTATGTTTGAAGGGGCCAGGGCAATCTGTCTTGGTACCAGATTCCGACATGATGATATACATGCAACAACTTTCAGTCCACAGAATAATTGGATGCAAATTGTGTTGTCAGCGATTTTAAATGATGAAGAGACAGGTGAAGAGGTTTCGTATTGGCCAGAGATGTGGTCACTATCTTATCTAAAAGAAAAGAAACGACAAGCACCAATTGCTTTTAGTTTTCAATACATGAATCAAATTATTAGGCAGAATGAGTTATCTCTTGCACCTGAACTTTTAGTTAAAGCAGAAATTGCAACTGAATTTGATTGCCTAGGTATTGGTGTTGACTTATCAGCAGGCATTAAAGAAAAGAATGACTACACGGTTATGGTCCTAGGCGGACGCATTGGAGACAAGATTCATATTATCGATTACCGTCGAATTCGTGTAATGGGTAATTTAGAAAAGTTAGATGCATTAAAAGAATTATTAAATGACTGGTCAATCATTGGTAAACAAGCAGACGGTCTTTGGTTTCCTACTTACAATACATGTGACATTTGGTCAGAAGCCGTGCAGTATCAGGCATCACTGGAAGCAGACTTTAAACGCGTATGTTTAAACGAAGAAAATCTTTATAACCTTATTTGGCATCCTGTCAAAGGTTTCCGTGCAGATAAGCTTGCACGTTTCCGTGGAATCATGGGCATGTTTGAAGATCGAAAAATTGTATTTAATAGGTATCGAAACTTTACCAATATGTTTGAAGAACTAACTAATTTTGGTGTTAGCTCCCATGATGATTGTGTGGATGCTTTAGTATGGTTAGTAACAGGATTAATGAAACGCGGAAAATTACAGCTTGATTATTAATGGAACATTTAGTTGCTATTGTTATTGCAGGAATAACAGGTGTTGGTTGGGGAACAGGAAAAATCTTTGCACGTCTTCGTACCTTAGAAGATCGCATTGATCATTTCCCTGTAGAGTACGTTTTGAAACAGGACTACATTAGAGAAATGGAAAAGATGAATAGAGAATTTGATAGTATAAATGATAAGCTTGACAAATTAATAGAAAGGGTTTTGACCAGATGAGTTACTTCATTGAACTAGAGGAAAATGCCGATGGTGATTTGATTATGCAGATTCCAGAAGAAGTAATGGAAACACTTGACTGGCAAGAAGGCCAATTGTTGACTTGGGATCTTAAAGGTAATGGCATTATTGTTTCAGCTTTAGATGATACTTCAGGTTACGAACAAGTAGAATAACTTGTAGTGATTGTAGTTTTATGCGTACTTATATTCAACAACCAGGCCAAGTAGGTGTCCAAGGTGGAACCATTGGTAATGCTGGTTACCTTGCTCAGATGCCACCAGCTATTAATCCTGCGGCACATAGAGGTGCACAGAAGGGAGCAAAAATTTACAATAAAGGAGTAAACACAGAGAATCCATATGAGAAAAAAACTTTTTTAGATAGGACCGGACCACAGCTTCCACCTATGGCCAGGATGGATGGACAGCGGCCTGCAAACTTAGGTCAAGTTGATGATGCTTTTTATGAGCAACAGCAAAGGGAGCAGTTACAAGCATTAATAGAACAGCAAGAAACCCAGTTAAATAATGGGCTTTATGGCGGCGGCCAATATGATCAAGCCGATCAATTTCCAGCAACAGGTGCTGGCTTCCAAGCAAAGTACGTAAGCTAAAATGGAACTAGCAGGTAAGTGGTTACAAGAAGCACCACCTAAAAAACGTGATTATCGAGGTGTACCTATCTATCAAACAGAAGGCAACGTTAGATCTGCACGTCCACCACGCAATGCGCCCTCTTCTTTCTTCGCGTCTCCTGGAAGAAAAGGTTCAGGTTTTGCAAACATTGACACATCAAGACAGTTCTAATGACACAAGACAGTGATAGTTCCAAATATACAAAGTCAGGACTGCGTGAACGGATTAAAAACCGTGTCATGAAAGGCACTAAAGGCGGTAAAGCCGGTCAGTGATTTTGTGCTATTGTAAGAAAAGCACAAATTAACCGATGCAAAAGTTTTGCCGGGAATGCGGAATTAGGAAACCACATGAAAATTTTAGAACTAAAGGGTATAACTCCGCTGGTAATATAAAAAGAGACAGTGTATGTAAAGATTGCAGATCCTTAGTTAACCGTCGATTACGGCTTTTATATGGAGTAGATGGTCGAAAACAATGTTCTAAATGTGCTCATTATTTAGATTGGGATTGTTTTAGAAGGCGAAAGCAAGATGGTAAATTGTATCTTCATTCTTCATGCAAAACCTGCAATAAGCTAAGTTGGGATAAATGGGTAAACAATAACAAAGAACACTATCAAAAAGTTAAAAAACAAGGGCAAAATTTATTGCATCACAACCACAAAAAATACGAACGCAGAGGGATAACAAAAGAGCAATATGACATTGTCTTTGAGGCCCAAAAAGGTTTATGTGCAATTTGCCAAAAGCCTCCCAAGGATAAACAATCTTTAGCCATGGACCATAATCATCAAACCAATGAGTTTAGAGGTCTATTGTGCAAAGAGTGTAATAGAGCGCTAGGTTTATTTGGTGGTAACATAGATGTATTGACAAACGCAGTTACTTATCTTAAAGAGCGAGGAAGTTATGGCTGAAGACAAAAGCAAGTACACGAAACCAGACCTGCGTGAGCGCATCAAAAACAAAGTTATGCGTGAAGGCCGTGGGGGTAAACCGGGAGAATGGTCGTAGCCGTAAGGCTAACTAATTATTTCGGCGCGTAAAGCACAGCTCGTAGCTTCCGAGTATAAGAAAGCTGGTGGCGGGTACAAAGGTGGAGAAGGAAAGAAACAAAAATCTTTAAAGAAATGGGCTAAAGAAGATTGGCAAACTAAAGATCAATATGAAAAAGGTAAGAAAGCTGCTACTGCAGCCAAAAAAGCTAAGGAGAAAAAATCATGAAAATAGCAGGTAGATATAATAATTACACACCTGAAATTTTTCCGAATCAAAAATTAATGCAATCTCTTGCACAACACACTAATAATGCAGAGCTTCAAAAAGCTTTATTAGATTTTCAATATCCTTTTACAGTAGCTGAATTAAAAAATAGCGGCTATGCTCCTCAAGTTGTTAATGAGATTTTAAACATTACTAAAACTGTATCATCATGAAACAAGCCAAAAAAGATTTACAGAAGATCTCTAAGCAATTGAAAGGTAGTGCAAAGATGCATGCTAGCCAAGCCAAAAAGATTGACAAACTTGCCGGTAAGTATATGGAGAAAAAATAATGGGCTTAGCAGAAAAGTTTCTACCAGCATTTAAACGTGAAGGTACTGCCTTTGTGCCTACCGAAGAAATGAATAATGTAATAAATTTAATGCAAAGTAAAACAAATAATCCTATTAAGATTCAACCTGCACCATCTGTTTTAACTGGTATAGATGGAAGGGGAATGTGGGGATCAGGAGGAGGAGTAAATATTGGCGGTGTTGGAGGCACAACTTATGTTGATCCTGTTGGTGGCGACGTAACAGTTGCTGCACATGAAGCAGCTCATCAAGCTTTTCCAAGTAGTTTAGCGACTAATCCATATGCTGATCAGAAACGTCTGGAATTATTTACAACCATGACTCCAGAAATGGTTGACTCTGGAGCAGCAATGCGAGCTGGCTATGAAAATTTAGGCAAACGTTCTCTTATAGAAGAAGCTAATGCACAAGGTGTTGCTTATGAAGCAATGACACAAGCTGGTTACGAACCTAATAAACTTGGGTGGGCAACCATGCTTAGTTACCCTGCAGAATATAGGTTTGGTGGGCGTTACGATAATGCTGCACCAGCTTACAAACAGGTATTTAATAAACCTGGCTTAGCTACTTTGATGCCAGGAGAAGCGCGGGAACTAGATCAAATGCTAGGTTCTTTTGGTCCAGCAATAGAAAGACAATTTGGCTATGGCCGGAGCATGCTTAGATAATGGCAGACAAAGCAATCCAATCTGACGGTACGACCAAACGTTACCTTCCTAAAAAAGCCTGGGCATCTCTTTCTAAAAAAGAAAGGGAAGATACTGATCGTAAAAAACGAGAAGGTTCCCGTAAAGGCAAACAATTTGTCAAGAATACTGAGAAAGCAAAAAAGGCTGGTAAAGCTGCTAGAATGTATAAATCAAAATCTGGGAAATAATGTCTGAAGTAACTGGCCGTATTAAAGAGATTATTGACTCCTACATCGAGCGCGATGGTGGACAGTATGTAGATACGGGTATTGTTGCCAGTCATATTGCACAGATGAAACTCTTTGGTATTCGCCAAGGTGTTGAGTTTTTTCCTGCACAAGATAACTTCGGTAATCAACGAAAGGACTTTATTAGTAAAGTAGTTAAATACAATAAGTTAGATACAAGACTTGACTCGATCTGGGATTATTTTCTCTGCGATGGAAAAGGGATTTTCTACATTAGACCTACTCAAAATAATTATCGTCTCTATTATTTCCGTAGTCATGAGTATCGTTCTTATTACAACGTAGACGGTGAGCTAGAAGAAGTCGTAATCATCTATAGCTATAAGGTTAAGACTGGTAAGGGCAACATGTACCAGGATATAGGTATTGGTGGTATGGATTCTTTACAGGGTGCTACCCCTGGAGATACCCCTGGACAGAAACGTTATATCCGTTTATCTATTAAAGCTAATACAATTGAAGAGACTCATTCAGTAGGCGAGATGTCTTTTGATAATGTCAATGCAGTATTACCAGGAAAGACAAAAAAGTTTCCTAATCAATTACGCTTTATTCCCTGCGTTGAGATCTTCAACAATTCCAAGGGATTCACCATGGATGGCAGTGGTGAATTTGATCAGCTGGCAAATCATATTGTTGCTCATGATGATCTTGTACGCAACATGAAAAAGAACTTACAGTTCTTTGGTAATCCTACGTTGCTGTCGTCTAGACCTAAGACAGATTTAATGGAGCCAGGAAATTCAGACTCTGGTCCACAGCGTCCTTCTATTGCAGCGAACTCTGGTTTTACCAGTATGGCACCGTTATCACGGTCCACATTTAAACAAGATCCAATCACACGGGGACTTGATGGTCAGATGCGTGTACCACGGGTCATTGCAAATCTTGAGCCTAATGATCGAGTTGGTTACATTGTTCCTGATGCAATCTCTGGTGATCAGAATGCTTTTGTACGTCAGTTTAGAGAAGAAATTCTAACTTCTTTAGGTGGTGTTGATGAGCTATCAATTTCTGCTGGTGTGACTGCAACTGAGTATAAATCACTATTCGGACGTGTTGCTGCAACAAGCAAGAAAAAAGCTAATTCTATTTACACGCATGGTATCTGTCGTTGTTTAGAACTAATTATTTATCAAGAAGAACAGCTATTTAAAGACACCTTAGCTGCAGCTGCAAAATTCGAGAAACCTGTAGCTCCTTCTGAGAATGCTGGACCAGAAGAACAGCAAGCTTATGACCAAGCAATGGTTCAATATGAGGCCATGCTTAAAAAGCTTTTAATGGCTTGCGTGGAAGCAAAGATGATTCCTCCTGGTGTTAAAGGTTTAATCCCAGACGGCGACATCACCATGCAATGGCGTTGGCTCGGACCTGTTTATGAAGAATCAACGCAAGATATTTTGAACAATTCAATTGTTGTACGTAACCTACAAGAGTTAGGTGTTGATAGCATTGAAGCACTGAAATATCTTTTCCCATCAAAAACAGATGAGGAAAGAGCGGAAATGCTTTCGGGCTTCCCGTTCAGGATGGTAAACGAACTACAAGGAGCCTATTCAGCTTTTTCTCGTTTGGTAGGGGGCATGATGCAGACCCCTCACCCTCAGGCCCCAGATCTGCCCATGGCGGCAGACCCAAGGTTAGACCTAACACCTTATCTGTATCGAACCCTAGAAGCGTTACAAAAGGAGATGAGTTATGCAGGACGCTACCGTCCAATCGATCCCACAGACGAGCCCCCAGTCAGTGGCACCAAGCAATTACGTGGCGGCAGCCCCGCAAGCTCCGGTGGCACCAGTGGCCCAAGCTCCAGTGGGGACGTACTTCCCCCAGGCGGTGCCCCAGGCGGCACCACAGGGAACTACCAGTTACCAATCAAACCCGTCAGTATCCGTCCCCCAATCCCAGGACTCGACGGCACCCCAGGGGAATCCATGGGAATCGGCGTTCAACAAGGTGGTGAACCTGTTGGGCAGTCCGGCGCAATCCCCGTTCCAGGGAGCACCATCACAGGTCCAGGATCAGGCTCCGATTCAGTATACCCAGGCAAACTGGGGTACTCAGGCAGCTCCAGCCCAGGCTCCAACTTGGGGACAATCGGCTCCGCAGACCTCGCAAACAAGCCAGACCTCATACAACAACTCTTCCCCAACTTACTCAGTCAGCTCCTTAGCGGACGTGGCGGAAGTCCTGGACTGGAGTCCAGAGAGTCGGATGGTGGTGGAGAACTACGGGACCGAAGCACCAGCGATTCTAAACCAGTACGCTCTAAATCTCGAAAACGTCGTTGACGGCGCTCTTACGTGGGGCAATCAAGCTCAACATGCTATGGCACGTTCAGCCGAGTTCATGGTTAATGAGCACCAAGAGAATCTCGCTTATAACGAGATGCTTACTAATCCTGATATCTTGAGTGACTATACACTTAAGTTCTTTGGTCCTGAAGGTCCATACCCCGTGTATGAATCTGAAGCTGAGTTGGCTACCCCTGGTTATCCAACTGCTGCTGTTCCTATGCAGCAAAATAATGTTGCTGGTCTACCTGCTCCCCCACAAGCAAGTGCGCCACAAGCTCCCCAAGATTTCTGGGGTTCTTTCAAGCAACAAATGGACCAAGATCCTAGCCAGGCCTGGCGTGTCATCAACCAAGCCTCTCCTCAAGCGATTGCAAATAAGCTTTTCGTAATGGAGTGATCTAATGATTGCAGGTAAATATGCAAAACTAATGCAATCTCCTGCGACTGCTATGGCAATCGGCGGCCTTGGTGCTGCCGGTATTTCTTTAGCAAGCAATCAAGGAGAAGACAAAAGCTATGGTCGCCAGGCTTTAGAATCTCTTGGTGCTGGTGCTCTTGGTGCTGGTGTTGGCCATGTGTTACCTGCAGTTTATGCACGTTCTGCACAACGTGCCACAGCTGCAGGTCGTAACTTTACTGATGAGTTGCGAGGTATTCAGTCTCCTATGGGAGGACTTGAGCGTGAAATCGCAAAAGCCCGTGCAATGAGTGCACGAGGTATGATGGATGCAGGCGCATCACAAGAAACTACTGCTAAAGCAGCTGCCATGGGTATCCGTGGTGCCCAAGTTGCAACAAATGCCACAGCTGCTCTTGGTGGCTTAGGTCTTGCCACTGGCTTAGGTGGACAGATTGGTGGTGGTGTAGCCAACCTTGGAAACATGGCTGGTCTCGCTATTGATCCTGAATCACCTGGTTCAAGTAACACACAGGGTTCGCGTATGAGTATGCAACCTCAAATGAGTGATCCAGGGCAGACTGGAATGCAATCTGACATTCGTGCAATGCGTGAAAGACAAGAGCAAAGAGATCAGCGTGTGGAACTGGGCAACTTAGCTGGTATAGGCGCAATAGGTCTTGCTGCTTTAGGAACTGCTGGTCATGCAGCAGCTAAACGTGGTAAAAGGTGATGCGTATGTTTTAAACATGAGTATTCACTTCTAGTAGTTATTTATGTAATCAACATTACAGACTGCTAAAATTTAATGTAGATAGGACTTTTTGTCCGATCTTTCATCCGACAAAACTATTCCTGCGAACTGGAGGATAAAAGACTGTGTTCTTAGACAACGATTTTCCTAAGATTTTAGGTGCGGAACTATACCGCCCTCATCCCGCTTACATTTGCGAGATGGCCGTTGAGCCTGTAGTCGTACATGACTTTACCTCACAGCCTGGTCAAACTGTACAGCTGGATCGCTACAAGTTCTGGGGAACGCCCGGCACTAAAGATAGCCGTGAGCGTATCTCAGATCAGACTATTGGTACTGCTAATAGCCGCAACATCACTAAAGAAAAAGTGCTTGTTGTACTTAAAGAGTACACCGGCCCTGCGGATCCAAGTGATCCTACACAGCCTTCTACCTTTAAGATTGCTCGTGAAACTCTGATCACTGCTCAGCGTTTGCTGCTTGATACCGGCAACCTGAACATGTTCCACCAGTCCATCGGTAGCTTGACGCTGCTTGATGACTATCGTCGTTGGCGTGACCGCGTCTTCATTGACGAACTTGCCAAAGCAGAAGCACAAGGCCAATCATCTTCGACCCAAGGTGGTTACTACTTCGCTGGTGATAAGGCCAAAGATTCACAAGGCCGTGTTTCTTACACAGCTGCAGAATACACTGCACAAGTACAACAGTTTTCTGTTCGTACCGACCTTCTTGAAGTCGTAAAAGATCTTCGTAAGCGCAACGTACCTACCTTCGCTGATGGTCTGTATCGTTGTATTTGCGATCCCGTTTTCATGATGCATCTGCGCCGTGACGAGGACTTCCGTGAGATTGCTCGTTATGCAGGTAATCCTGGACAAGGCATGTACATGGCTAACCCCATGATGCCTAATAACTCCAGTTTCTACATGGGACCACAAGCTGGCCAAGGTTATTTCCTTGCTGGTGAGCCCGTTATGCCTACTGGCGTTCAGTTCGAGGGTGTTAAGTTCTTCGAGTCAACCAACTTCCCTAACAAGAGTGTTAACGCATCATTCGATGCAGGTGCTAATTATGCTTCTGAAGAAGTTGCACAAGGTTACTTCTTTGGTCCTCAGGCAGTTGGTGTTGGTATCGGCGGTCCAAACGCACAAGTGCTCATCAACAACAACGATGACTTCAGTCGCTTCATCATCTTGATTTGGCAGCTTTACGCAGGTTTCGAGGTTCTGAACAAGGACTTCATCACCAATGCATTCAGCTTCCTGTCTGACGATGGCGCGGTTTAAGTTAGAACTATAAACCTCTATTGAGAATGTAAATGGCATACTTATCTGCTAAGAAAATTTATCCAGCCGACATGGCTGAGCCGCTTAACGGTTGGTATCAGAACATTGATACCAATGAAAGTGGAACTAATGATGGTTCCAAGGGTGGCCCTACTTCTGTACTGGCTAATCCCGGCTGGCGTTTCTTCCAGCTCCGTGGTTATGTTCCTGTAACCAATGCTTCTGGTGACGGTTATGTCACTACTGCCGAAGTCATCATCCCTTCTCCTTATAAGAATGATGATACTCGTGTAAACATCACTGGCATGGTTGTCGGCGCTACTGCTGACCGTCCTGCTTATGTTTATCGTTCTTCTGTTTCAGTCGCCAGTGGCTGGGGCGATGGACGTGTAGCTGTTGATGGCATCACCACCTCCGGTGCTACTCAGGTAATCGGTTTCGGTCCTGGTACCGCTTCTGCCCCTACCACCTTCTCAGGTGTTGTACAAGGTGCTAACGTCACCGCTGTATCGAACAACATCCCAGCAGGAACAGGCGGCTTGGGTACTAACCCTTTCCAGACTGCAACAACCTTGACAGCTCCAATGCTCTATAAAGAGTACACAGCTGATCAAACGTTCCGCGTCTATTCAAAGGCAGCCACTAACTCCACCGCTACTAACGGTGGTTGGGCTATCTCTGATGCTGATAAAGCAGCTGGTCGCTACGGCTACATCCTGGTTGAAGTTTGCTTCGTCCAGCCTGATGTACCTGTTGATTACGATGATCTTGAACAGTATCTTCCTTACAAAATTGCTTCTAATTAATTTTGTAAAAGTTTAATAAATAAAGCTAAGATAGGACCAGTAAATAAACACTGGTCCTATGCTTTATAAACATAACAAAACAGGGGCACGACTTAAAGTTGTAACTGAATGGGACGAAGGAGATTGGTTCATGGTCGAAGATCAGGACGGTAAAGTTTTCACTGTATACAAAACAGAACTTGTCCCAGATGAGCAAGCGACCAAACAAGTCAAAACTCTTCAAGTTAAAGATGCAGCAAAAGGTGATGAACCACGTAAGTTCCCTACTGAAACTCGTTTAAACATTAATGGCGCAACTGCTCAAATGATCGCTGATCATATTAAAGGAGTTGGTATAAAAACAGCCAGAGATATTAAAGATTTACAGTCTTCTTTGTCGGGTGAAAGGTTTAACAATCTTGAACAGTTGAGACAGATTTCACGAGTTGATTGGGATTCAGTGTTTGCTGCAGACCTTGTCCGTGTTTAATCAAAGCCCTTCGGGGCTTTTTTAATTTATAATTAAAAGATACGGTTGTGGAAAGTGTCACAGTTATCCAATTTCAACAAAAGTCGTATTAGATACCATTTGGGTTACTACATTGTTAGTGTCCCAGCAGGCGACTATGCGCGTTTAGAAGAAGCAATGAATTCTGTACCAGATTCAGTGTTTGCAGATAAACTTGTTTATCAGATTGGACGTTGTGATGCAGCTGAACGCAAGACGCAATTAGCTTCTTACGAAACAGATTTCCAACCACCAAGCACAAGAGTTGAAGGCATTGTTGGAGACGTTGATCGTACGATCCGTTCTAGTAATGTCAAAGAAGCTTTAAAAGTATGGGACGAAGTATATCTGTATGAGACCAATCGTCTTGCACAGATTCTTTACGTACCTAACTATAAAGATCCTTTCCAGGCGCGTTATCGATATGAACGTTCTGGAGCAGAGTTCATCATGGCTCTACCAGGCCCAGCTGATACAGCAGTTGGTGCAAACTTATACCTCCACGTTAATTACAGATAGTCATGGGAATACTAGGAGCAGCTGGACAGCTTTTTAACACAGCAAGAAAAACACCTATTGCTGGTAAGTTTCTACAGAAGGTCTTCAAGGGTGGTGCATCAAAAGCAGATGATGTATTACGGGGCACTCCCTTAGTCAATAACCCTGTTGTTAGGGTAGGCACACCCCCAGTCACTAGTCTTAGTCCTGTACGTTCTGCTGCTAGTAAAGGAAGAGTTCCTAAAGGCTTTACACAAGGAGCAACACCTGCACCAGCAGGAACAACTGTAGGACGTGCCGTTTATCCAGGACAGCCCAATCCGATTACTGGAGGAGCCCCAACGAGATTATCTGGTAAAGGAGGAGGATTCAATTCAGTAATGAACTTTGTTGCCCCAGGCCAAAATCTTGGGGGCCGTGCATTGGGATTAGGTGGAAGAGCACTTAACGCAGTTGGACTTTATGAAGGAGGGAAGCAACTTCTTCAAGGTGATGTTGGTGGTGCGGCTCAGGTCCTAGCGGGGAGTTTCCCTGGACGTACTTTAGGATTAGCATCAAAGGTGCTTGGGGGTACAGGTCTTGCCGGTATAGCGAAACCTTTAATTGGAGCAACTGCTTTACTAGCGTTAACTCCAGGTAGTGGAGGCAATTCAACAATGGATGATTACTATAAAACGCTTACACCAGAACAAAAAGAAAAGTTTCAGAATAATATTAGAAGTGAGCAAGAAAATATGTCTGACGCACAGAAGCGAAAAATGGGCATTACTCCTGCTGATCCCTTAGTGACAAGGCTTCCTGATAGCTCTCCTTTCGTTCCTGCCCCTACTAATTTACCGTCTTCCCCTGAAGCTGTAGTAGCTAATCCCTTGCAGCAAAAGATGGCTGAATACGAACAAGGCAGAGCTAAAGCAACGACGCAAGAAGAGATGGATGCAGTAAGAGACCTGGGAATGTCAATACATCAAGCGGCTAATCCACAGATGTATGAGGAGTCGTATAACCCTCTGATGGCAGCCACCTTCCCTGAGCGTTATACCAAAACACCTGAAGATTTTATTCTTCAAGGAGGCATTCAAGCACCTAGAGGAATGAGTGATAAAGATGCCAGACAAGCAACGGCATTTGGCAATAAGATACAAACTATGCAAAGTGCAGAAGTTGAGCCCACTAGATTACAAAAAGCTCTAGCTGCAGTTAAACGTTACAAGTCTTGATTAGTTTTGAAATTACTTTGTTTACTCCTTTCATTTCTCTCTTGTACCATGCCCACTACTTCTCAGCTTTTTAACTTAACTCCACAAGAGAGAAACGCAGCAATTAATACTATTGCACGAGAAGCTTATCAAGGTGGCGGCGGTAAGGATATTGCAGCTGTAACGGCTAACTTGCTATCACGCAGGCTAGCTAACTATGGAGGCAACACTAATCTTGTCGATATTGTTAAGCAGCCAGGGCAGTATGAAGCTAACTTTCATTTAAATCGTGATCAGATTACCAATCCAAAGTTACTCACTGAGGCTGATTACAAACGAGTATCAGCTGTTTTCGATAATCCTGCCATGATTAGAGACGCTTACCAGAAGAGTGGTGGCGCTTTATCTTTCCGTGGCGTGTCTGCTTATGGTAATCGCAAGCAGGGCGACTATGTTCCTGTTGAAGGTAAGAGTAATTTTTACTTTGATCCATTAGATAAACAAACTTATCAAAAAGGTTTAGACGTATTTGCCAGCGTACCTGAAGATAGCAATAAGCCTATTATTAATGCCCAGCAATTCCTTGATGGTTACAAAGGTCAAACAACGCAACAAATCCCTAGTAACTATACCGGTGCTCTTACAATAAACAATTACTACACCGGAGACGGTACTGAAACACAGCAAAGTAAAACAAAAAGCATGACTCAAAATTTACTAAATTCTTTAGTTGACTCACAAAGTAAAGGGCAAATGGCTGACCCACTTACATTAATGATGGAACAGGTAATAGAAGGAAAAGGAAAGATCAATCCTCTGATGTTGTATAGCATGTAAAATATATTTATGACTTATTATCGTCCTGTACAAATTGGTGTGACTGGCCCTAAAGGGCGCATGGGAAGTGGTACTGGTTATCATATTGATAGTAAGTATTCAACATCCTTACCTTGGGAAGATATTGCCAAACGATTTGATTCCAAGGCAAATCTTTATGGCCAGGGAGGTCGCAATATAGTTTTCTCTAATCAAGGGATGGACTATGCTGCATATAATCCTCAAGCAGAGATGGCTGCAAAGGTTGCACTACTACAAAAAGCAGCTGGAGCACACGAACAAAGAGAAGGGTTCCATTCATTTGACTACTTTGCACCAAAGGGTAAAGATGTTTGGGACAAGAGTGCAGAAGGCGCACCTATTTATTTAGCAGTAGAAGAAGGGCGTACACCGCTTATTGGACAAGCTCAAGACTACGGTGTCTATGGGACAGTCACAGACTCTCAAGGAAACGTCCTAGGTAAGTCTGGTCACGGCGATACTAAGTATGCAGGTCAAACGTATGACACAGAGATTCCAGAATTAGGAGATCCAACTAAAGCACCGATCACAATTAATAATTATTATGGAGCAGGCAAAAAAGAAGCGTCTAAAGAACCTTCTTTAACTCAAAGATTGCTTTCTAGTTTAGGTAGAAAGGCTAAACAAAAAGACCCGATTACTGCTATGATGGAAAGTATGATTGCATCCAGGTCAGGTAAGTTAGACCCTTCCGCTCTTTATAATTTCCTCTGATGACCGCTACTAATACCAACAAGCAACCTGTATTTGTCGATCGTCCTTTAATTGCAAGGGCTAAGATTACCAATCAAATCGTTGGTACTCCCAATGATTTAAACGTACAAGGTGGACAGAATCCAGCCTTAGTCGTTGATATGGATGCAACGCTTAGTTTAGATAACAACAGCGGAGGTATTATTGATGCCATCCGTATTGTTCGTGATAATTACTCTAACGCTTCTCAGCAAGACTATGTAATTAATGCTACTACTTCAGGAACAAATATCAGCCTGGTCAGTGGACAGGTTGTGTATGTAGAAGATGCAGCAGTTCTTACTAACCCAGCTGAAAGCGGTATTGGTTATTATACTTACACTGGCTCTGTTATTTACGAAGGACCAAATCAAGATATTACTTTTAGTGGTTTAGCTACTCCAACAACATCAGGTTTTAGTTATAACTCATTAGCCCAAACGACACTTCCAATGGTGACTTTTGTTTGCTACCACACCCGTGGAACAACAGTACCGATTCCAGCTGATGGAGATTACACTGTACTCTTCAGTAAGACTGTGCCTTTAAATTCAGGTAGCGTTGATTGTAGTGATGTAATGCCTGAACTATTAGCTCCTATTCCAGCTGCTGGTAACACTGCCGGATTAGGTTCAGCAACACCACTTAAGGAGCGTGGAATTAATCTACAACGTGGTGATCGCCTTTACGTAGGTGTTCTCCAACAAGGCGTTTATAACAATACCTCTGGCTATATCCCAGGTGCTCATGTGATTGCGCAAGGCGGTTACTATTGAGATGACACGAAAAAGACCTGGAGGAAACTTTGGAAACTTTGGGTCTTCTTCGTTTAGTAAAAATGAAAATCCAAAGCTGAAGAAGTATAAAGTAAAACCTGTACAAGGAGCTTTTGGGGGCAGTGTACCAGACTCTCTTTATACAAGTAATAAAGAATCAGCCTGGGCACGATGGAGAAGAGGATGGGAGTTAGCAACCGCTAATGGTGTTTTACGTCCTTTCTTTTATGACTTTAAGTATGAAATTCCTTTAGGTGGAATTACTGTTGTCGGTAATCGTGCACCGTTTGTTAGTGGTGCCCTTCAAGGTTTTCTTACTGAGAACAAAGAATATGGAATGCATTGGGCAGGAAGAATCAATTCAGGTAACTTACGGTTTGACAATTTAGAAGATCAGTATAATGTAAAACTAGCTGTCTCAGGTGAAATACCTTTTGACCAACTCTTTATGGCCAGTGGCCAAGACAATGAAAACTTTTGGTACATACAGCTGAGCGGTACGTTTGATACAGCTAATCCAGTTCCACCTCCTTTATTTACACGGTTGCCGTTTGGAACGTCAATCAAACCTATTAATGGCGATATTTTAGAAGATACTATTGTTGAAGTATCAGGACAACCGATTGACTCTGAGACACGTGATCCTTTAACAGCTAAGCGTTATGGTTTTGTACAAGCAATCATGACGGATATTGATCAAGACACAGGAGTCATGAAGGTCAGAAAATTAGGCTCCACTCAATCAACAGAAGACGGTGTTCTTCAAACACCTTCACGCATCCCCTTTGAACCAGGGAGATTTTTACAAACTGGCACTCGTTATTGTTGTAGCTGCCAAGACTTTACTCGTCGTAATTACGCTTATCTTTCTTCTTTAGGTTTACGTACAGGAGCTAAGTTTCCAAAATCAAAAGTAGCAACAGTAAAACCAGGTCGTTATGAAGAGATGAAATATCGCGGCAACATTTTAAATGCAGCGCAGGCTGAGATCATGAGTGGTGTTGTCCAGAATCGTTTAATGACGATTGTTTATCCTAGTGGTGAACTTTACTCTTATCCTGTACCAGGAGCTACATTACAAGCATCAGGTAAAGACATCAGGCAACCAGATAATTTATATAGAGATTTTCCTGCAGTATTTGAGGACTTTGGAAGTATTTATACGAGAGGCTTTGGAGATAAACCAAACCCTAGTGGTGTTGCAGAAGGCATGCCCAAGTATGGAGACTATAAACAAAGCGGGTTAGATATTACTGAGGTTTCTGACTACTGGACTTATACCTTAGATCAGTATCGTTACTGTAAACACATTTATGCGATGCGTTATGCAGACGGTGTATTTCCAAATGAGCCCTCTGACTTTCCAGTTAAGATAGGTTCAATGGCCGAATGGGAAAATAATTTAGTTGAAAAAACTAGGAACTCACAAACCAAAGCCTTTGAAAAGCTGGCTTACTATGGATTAGGTTACATGGATACACCGCCTTTTAATTTACAGGCGCCCATGATGAGTCCGATGCTTCAACGCATTCTGAATGTACCGTCTGAATTTATTGTTCTACAGAACTTTTTCATGGTAGATAAAGATGGTAACACTTACAACATGGCATCTGGCCAAAAGCCTGACAGTACAGGACAACCCAGTGGTTTCCAAATTAATAATTGGGATTTTCCTCTAGGTACTAATTACTAAAGTTGACTTGACACCTCTGAATCATTTATAATATCTTTATTAACTATTAAGGATCCTTGATTCATCTTCATCTACCGTCGGATCAACACATTGTGGATGCTGTATTTTCTTTGGCTGCCCTTCCTAATTTAGAGAAAGCGTCTTGGTTACTTGCAATGATTGCAACGTTTGGTAAGACACCAAAGCAACTAAAAGGTTTCTCCTGGAACGAAGATAACACTATTAATATCCTTTCTAAAAAACGTTCTGTTAAACCTCTCCATCCCCAGTGGGTGTATTTATTTCAACTCAAAGAAAAGCAGCCGTCTGATTTGGACAGCTGCTGGGAAAGTTTAATCGTAGATTTAAAAAGAATTACTGATGAAAAAGCAATCCTTTTAACTATTGAAAACCTTTTGCTTTCCTATAAAGTTAGGAAGATTTGCTACGTGCCTATTAAGCAACAGCTTCGGCATTTGACGACAGCTCACTGAGCATCGCTTTTACTGCAGGAATATTCCAGTAGTATGTATCACGTGACCGCGTCAAGGGACCAGAGGTATAGTGCTTACCCAGCTTGAAGGCTTTGTTATTACACAAACCATTTAGCTCATTTCGAGGCATGTCCAGGATTTTAGCTGCTTTGAAAGCTGGAGCCCAGTTGTTAATAGCCATGTAGCGGAAGATGCGTACTATTTAAAAATACAGGTTTTTTGCGTAATGCCAAAATCTTTACATAATTTTTTTGTATTGTTGCTGTTCTTAAAGATAGGCGGTTTTAAACTGAGATAACGGCTAGATTGCTATGTTCAAAACGGAGAACGAACCCCTCGCACTCCTACTTGAACTACGCCCTAAACACGCAAAGAAACGCTTCCGAGACGAAATCTATAAAGCCTGGGACCATGACTGTGCGTATTGTGGTAAAGCTGCTACAAGTCTTGATCATATTGTGCCACGGTTTAAATCTGGCTCTAGTAACTGCTATAACTTAATTCCTGCTTGTCGCAGCTGTAATGCAAACAAAGCGTCAAGTCCTATGGAAGAATGGTATCGTAACCAGTCGTTTTTTGAAGAGCAACGATTAACGGCAATCAAAAACTGGATGGACGATAAAATTGTTTACGTTTTAGATAATGAATTAGAATCATTAGACATGATGTTTAAACCAGCGTAGATAATGCCTAGACCCGGAAGAGCCCCAGGCAAAAGCCTAGCATGGCATGCAGGAAATAATGGCGAGAATAAAAAGATGGGCCACCTGTCGTGGTCTTCTGCTTACAACGATGGCTACACCAACAATGAGATAATTAACTGGATTAACGGTGATCCAGGTAATCGTAAAGCATTTAATTTATATAACCAAGCAATACAATTGCGTAATGTCTCTGAACAACTTAGTGGCACAGTTGATTTAATTTATCTACAACAACTTGGTAGAGAAGCAGACGATGGCGGTAGATTAAATAAGATGGAAAATTTTGAAAGGTACTTCATAGAACAAGGAAGAAATAACCCTAATTTAGGTACTGCTACTAAAAGAGATAGGGCCTACAATCGAATGCGTACAGGTATGGCGAACAGCGCCGAAGGGCAAAACACACAACAAGTAGCTAAAAATGCTTATGAAACTTTCTTAGGTAGGCCATGGACACCAGCAGACGGCCAAGCTGCATTGAATCAATCAGCACTGGAAATCATGAAAAGTGTTGAGGCGGGTCAATTCAGACAATCTTTGGAATCGTATGGAAAAAGTTATGGAGGAGGAGGAACTGTTAAGTATGACAGTAGTCAGGCAAAAGGTTATTACGGAAATGGTTATCAATTAGGTTTACTAACTAAGTGGAAACAAGTCGGTAGAAACAGTAATCAAATTATTCCTTCGCAGCAAATTTTACAGTACAACCCTAGTACAAAAAATTTAGAATATACCAAGGGAGCTAGTAAATTATTAGGCAATCAAGCTAGACAAAAATACAATAAAATCATTAACGATTTTAGGCGTAGTAAAGGTGGTAATTATAAACAAATAATGAGTACTTTTAAGGGCTTGGACTCAGTTGCTAAAGCGCATTTTAATAAAACTGATAGAAAAGCTACTGAAGCGTACTACACACAGCAAAAAATTAGAAACCCTTGGACGTATAAAAAGAATGGAGTCAAACCGCCCACAGGGGGCTTTGATTTTAACTACTACATGAAACAGGGGAATAACAATAAAACCCTTAATCGTCAATGGAATGCAGCCAAGAATAACAAGATTGGAGGTTATTCATTTGCTGACTTGGATATTACTGCACGCTACGCAAATTTAACCACTTACGCTCAAGCAGACTACAGTCAAAGAGTAAAATCAGAACCTACATTAAGAGCAAATGCAGCAGCAGACATTGGCGAATACAGTGAAGCATACGATGATTTAACTGATGCTCAACAGCAGCTATATCGAGACGAGCTCCTAGGACTAACCAAAAAGGGAGCTAGTGGACAGTTATCGATTGACTACACCGATGATCAAGCAGAGAATTCTAGATTTGAAAATCAAGTTTTAAGCAATCTATCGGGACAAGAACTGTTAGAGCAGGATAAGTTTGGAACATTAACGCAAGACTCATTAAAATTTGCAGCAGACAAATTAAAAGAACAGCAGGAGAACGAGAGGACCCTGGATCTGTACAAAAACCTACCTGGGTTTAATGAAATTTATTCTGCTAATTCTTCGCTAGCTAATTCACTCCTAGGAGATAGCGGTATAGGTGGCTATCTTTCCATGCTAGGTAAAGACACAGAGGCAATCCAAGAAGACTTAGAGGAACAGTTTGCAGGTGTCACTGGTATACCTAGTAATAACAGCACCATTTTTAATTGGCAGAAATGGTTTGACGAAGAGATGGTCAAACGATATGACGAGATGGAAACCATTACGGTTGAGTTTGATGATACTATTACCGATTTAGATTTAAATTCTGAGACAGGAAAAATACAATATGAAATTCAACTCACTCGTATGGGGATTGATCCTTATGATGAAGACGGTAATTTAATTGATAAATCAGTTGCATTAGAAACACTAGAAGCTAATAACTTCCAACGTATCTACGAAATCGATGAAAACTTTAAAACTAATTTTATTGAAAATTATTTAAAGCCACGCTTTGATCAATCTAAATCCATGGATGAGTTCATCTCTTATATGGATGTAAAAGAAGATGAACAAAACATTTTCCAGACACAAAGTGCTCTTGATAGTCTAAAAACATTAGCTAGTAAACAATCACGGTTACTTCTGGAAAACATCCAAGATCTCCCTGGAGATTTCAATTATAAATTTTACTTTAATCCTGATGATGAGAACGAAGTAAAACAAAGCACATACAATATTCAGAAACGGCAAGTGACACGTGATTGGGAAAAGGCAAAGAAGAAAGGTAACAGCATTCCTCCAGGGCAAGTTGCTGATAAGAATGGTAATAATTATACCTGGAATCAGTGGGCATATTTCTACGGTTTAAATATCAATAACAAGCAGGAGTTTGCACGCTTACATTACAAAGTGGTTGGCGCTGCAAAAGGTTTTGATCCTGCGGCTGATATTCTTACCCAGGAAAAAGTCGATGATTACTTCGTTGATAATGTTGTACCTGCACTTAATGATGCTCGTTTAGATCTCGACAGCGCCACCTTCATGAACTTCGTGACGCCAGAGCAGTTTGCTGATGAGGTTCTACGTGGCATTGATCCAGAGAAAGACGAGGAGGCTTGGAAAAAAGTCTTGGATATGTATGGCCTAGAAGGAACAGAAGCCATTGACGAGGTCCGTAATGTAATTATTGAAGCTGTACGAACAGGATCAGCCCAACGGATCCGAGAGTCAATTAAATTCTTAAATGAGAAAAAGAAAACACCTACGCAAAAAGAACTAGGCGTCAACTACATTGAGCGGGAATCAGATAAGAAATTTGTTGAAGATGAGAATGCCACAGAGTTGTACAAAGTATTTCAGAATGCAGGCTATTCAGGTACTGAAGACGAGTTCTTTGATACGTTTATGCCAGACGCAGACAGGGCCGATCTCGATTTTATACAACGAGGTTTAAGTGGCGATTTTGAACTTAAAGATATTAACACTGAGGATCCGTTTGAAGCATTAGCCAGTGTTGGAAGCTTTCTTGGCGACGGTGGAAATATTTTTGGCACAGATTCTGATAATGAAAATCAAGATAAAAACGACACAGAAGATAGTTACTTTAATTTTTTTGATGATGAGGATGATGATTATGCCTCAGATACTGGACGATCTATAATTAATGGGTATACAGATTTTTTTAAATAATATAAATGTCTAAAGCAAAGAAAGCTGCTAGTGCAGCCAAGCTGCATAAAGATAAAATGGCATGTAATAAACCAAAGAAAACACCTGGTCATAAAACTAAATCGCATGTCGTAAAAGCATGTGAAGATGGTAAAGAAAAGATTATTCGTTTCGGCCAGCAAGGAGTTAAAGGAGCAGGAAAGAATCCAAAGACAGCCAAAGACAAAGCACGTAAAAAATCATATTATGCACGGCATAACGCACAAGATAGTAAACCAAGTAAAATGAGTGCTAGGTACTGGTCACACAAGGTAAAATGGTAATGAATTTAGCAGGAAAATATCAATAACAAATGCCTACCCTTCAAGAAGGTTTAAATCATTTAAAAGGTAAATTAAGAAATCTTGCACCAGGTAGTTTAGAGTATCAACATATATTAAATATGATTGGAGAGTTTGAAAAGGATATGGCTATGGTTGCTAAAGATACTCAACAGTACATAAGGTAAAGTGGTGATAAAATTTACTTTTTAAACCCATGAAAAAAGGTGGCGGCTACATTGTTGGCACTCCCAAAAAAACAAAGCAAGGACAAGGAAAGCATTCCAGGCCAAATCACGGACGTAAAAAACTCCGTGGACAAGGAAAATGAGTTATTATTAAATTGATTTAAATAAAACAATGCCCTCATTAAAGGAAGCCCTTAGGCTAATTAAAACTTTTGAGGGCTTTAATGAAAAGGCTTTCTCTGATCCTACAACGGGTGAGGAAGAGTACATCATTGGCTACGGCACTACCTACTACCCAGATGGCACGCAGGTGCGTCAGGGGCACCTATGCACAGAGCACAAGGCTGAAGAGTATTTAAAAAACGAAACAGATCTTATCGCAAGTGAAATTCTTAAGCTGAATCTTGGTTTAGATGCTTGCATGCTTAATGCCCTCGTATCGTTTGTGCATTCAGTAGGCTGGGAACCTTTTCTATATAGCAGTATTATCGATTGTTGCGAGCAAGAGAATTATGTAGATGCTGGTAGGGAAATTACAAAGTGGGTTTATGGTAACGATCATAAAATAATTGGTACTCTCGTTGATCGTCGGAGACATGAAGTAGACCTTTTCATGTCAGAGTACAATTCAAATGCCTGGACCTCAAACGATATTTTGCTAAAAGCTTTTCGTAACTATACAGCAGCCCCTTGCCAAGTTCGTGCCATCAGAAAACTACAAGAAAGGGTAGATCCGTATACACTGTCAGAGTTTGCGAATGATTTTGATGTCCACAATAATCCTTATATGGATTTTTCATCAGATGAGTTTGACTCTATTTTCACGTTTTAGGCTTAAAATATAAAGACAACGAAGACTAACAAATGGACGAGACAAATACTGATACGCAAAAATTTGATATGCCTTTACATTTAGAGCTTGCAATGCGCAAGGCTGAGTTAGATTCTATGGAAATGACATGGGATCAACTACAGCTTGCTTTGTTAAACTTGTTTCATAAACGCTTGATCGAAACACAAGCAATCAAAGACATGTTGTTAGCAGAAAATATTGAATTAGAATTTGACGTGCCAACGCATATTGAATTAACGCAATTGGCACTGACGACGATGCAAGACGATGAAGATGAAGAAGACTTTCAACCCTTCTTTGGTTGATCAGCTCTTTTTCTTTTTACCACGCATACTACGCAGGTGCTCCATTCTTTCCTTCATGGATTGTTTTGGACCACCTTCTTTTTTACCTACTTCTGCACGATCTCCGCGACCCTCTTTCTTTAAGCCACGTACTTCTGCACGAAGCCTCTTGTTTTCTTCTCGTAATTTAGAGTCACCTGTTTTACTTGCAGGTCTAGCTGCAGGACGAGCCGGACGCTTACTTCCACCAGCTGCAGGACGAGCTGGACGCTTAGAAATTGGTGCCATTGTAGTCACTCAAGTACCTTCCTAGTTTAGAAGTACTACTGCTAATACCAACCAGGAGGAGGAAGAACATCTGGAGGAATAAGATTTTTCCCGCATCTACGACTGAGATTATGCAGCACTTTTGTTTTATGTTCTCTACTAAGAACAGGTGTATGGATGATTTCCCAGGCGACCTCCGCACAAAGCTTTACGGGCAATGGCGGAGGATTGTATTGAAGACTCACCACACGCCAGGAATCAATTGGCCTGTGGAGGCGTAGGCACCAATAGCAGCCATCACACCTAACATCGCAAACCGCCCGTTAAGGCGCTCTGCTAAAACACTATGCTCTTCAAGTGTTTCCATGACCTTCATCTCAGGCTCTTTAGCAAACACGTTGTGTTGTCCGTGTTCGTTCTTGGTTACTGTCATAACACTTAAAAATGTGTTCTCAGTCTAAATCAAGAAGCCTGTTGAGGTACCATTGACATTTCTGAACTGACTGGCGACCACCTTTATATTTTTCTCTCCACAAATATTTAACGCAGTTCCCCTTTAAATAACCTTTATATTCTTCTGGTGTTAGTTGGGCCTCAATTGCTTCAATGCATTCAATGCCACCATTAGTTGTGTAATGTACTGGATGATTCACATCATCTTTCGTTGCCCAAGGCACAGGACAAATACCCCCTGGGCAATCTGAAATATCTTCTTGATTTAAATCGCCAGATTCTGAAGGACTGATCCCGACCGGTTTAAACCAGCCTTCAGCTTCCTTTGGTTGGTCGTTGCCACTGCTTGCTCTTCGGGGGAGAGCTGCCCCATGTCCACCAAGAGCTGTCGTGGTTGTGGTGTCGCTCCCTGCATTATTCCCTCTTCCGCCGATGGAATCGCTCCTGTTACTCCGCATCTTGGTTGTGCTCTAGGATCAATAGCTAAATTAGCACGATCCGACATATCTTGCTGAGTTACAGCTAAACCAGTGTTGTACTGGTCGTACATAGGAACATCATTTGCTTCATTATCTAATGGCTGACCAATATCATTCATATCAACCATGCGTTGACGAAGAGTATCGTTCTCTTCCATAAAGGCACTAAGAAAGCCGTCCATTGTTATATTGTCCTGGGTTAAACTTAATTATAAGTTATAGAATCTGATGGTAGCAGGCACTTCTGGCGGAGGCGTTAGCGATTTAAATCCTGAAAGAGCTTACGACGTTGACGCTCGTCGCCTAGATGAAACTGAGAGGAGAATTGATCGTGCTGCGGACACAAGCAACGATCGCAAGCAAGATCGTGTTGGTAAGTTTCTGAGATCAGCACGTTCAGCTGGAAAGTTTCAACAGAAGCGTCAGATTGATGCACCATGGATGAATCGTGAGGGACAAGTCCCTGCGTTCACTGAAGGAGATCAGTTTGGCAGGGCCGGCTCAACGAACTATGCAGATAAACCGCAACCGTCAACCAGTAGGCTCTATAACAATTGAGCCTTTAACTAGTCTACTTAAACTTTAGATAAAACAACTTTGTAAGGTTGCTTGTTATACTTTCCTTTTCTTTCTAAGTAAGACACTTCACAAGGATCACCTTCATAGAACAAGAGCTGACAGATGCCCTCATTAGCATAAATTTTATTAAACAAGCTAGTACAATTACTAATCTCTAACGTTAAATGACCCTCCCAGCCTGCCTCCGCTGGTGTAATGTTGACGAGGATACCTGAACGCGCATACGTCGATTTGCCAACTGCAACAACTGTGACGTTCCTGGGAAGACAAAGATGCTCCATAGCAACGCCAAGGCAATAACCATATGGCGGGATAATGAAGTATTTTCCTTTCTCATCTTCGTGTAGTTCAGTCTCTTTTAAGATTTCAGGATCAAAGTTTTTAGCATCGCATACACCGTGTTGGACACCACCAAAAAGAAGGCACTGACTAGGCGACAACCGAATATCGTACCCATAACTCGATAAACCATAGCTTAGAATCGGCGTATTGTTTTCTGTGCTTATCAGTTTACCTTGGAAGGGTTCAATCATACCTTCTTCTGCAAATCTTTTGATCTGCTTATCGCTTAGAACTGACATGCTTGCCGCTTGAGTGATCCAACTCTACAGCAAAATCCTACCTTTTTCACCGTAGATATCACAAAAATCTTCAGTCGCTTTCTCAATATTGTCTTTAGGTTGTAAATAAATAATTGCACTAGCGCCTGTAGTGCGAGAGTCTGTCGTGTCATCACCAAAGTAATGGCGTAACAATTTCGGACGGGACTTTAAAATACACACAGGGTGATCAAAGATATCCTGAGAGTAAATCACAAGATCGATATAGTTAGTAAAAAAGATTGCTTGTTCAACATTCCCGATCAGCCATTGGTGCTTTAAAGTTTTCCACCAGATAGCAGAGCCTGAAGTCAATGTAGGGGACAGACCCCTGGTTGGAATCCACCGTGCTTCATATTTGTTGTAGTACAAACAAGCAGGTGGATGGAAACAATAAACCTTTCCAAACCAGCGGGCTTCATTGATTGGATCGTCTTTAGCCGTAAAGAACTTATCAGCTCCTACGTAAGTGTTAGCAAACTCTGAGCTAGCAGGATCCAAATCGATGTTACCCATAAGCATATGAGCGCTGTCAATAAGGTCTCGGTTACTGATCCACTCATAGCCTTCGACTCGGATGTTGTTAGCTCTTCGAACCGTCATTCTGAAGCCTGGTTATAGTCGATGTTAAAGTATCGCAGCCCTTGGTGATCGTTGATAATGTAACCAGCGCCAGCTGCAGGGTCGATTTTTTGAGCTGCTTCAAGGATCCTTTTAAACGTTTCTTTGAGTTCACCATCAGAGGTCTCTTCAGCAGAGTGTAACTCTTTCAATGTTAACCAAAACATAGATCTTTCGCTACTAGTTGGCTGAAAGCACATAACCCCTGGGCCTTCTGTCTCCCAGAATTTAATGCTCTGCTCCCCCATATCACCTAACAAAAGCTTAATAGTGGCATCAGCATACTTAGCACTGGCAGGATCCATGTCCTTACCAATGACTGAGGCTAACAAGTCTTCGCGTCTACTCATGGCTCAATAGTTTTTGACGGTTTAATACCGTGAGCATCTTTGGTAATGGTTCATAGATAACAACCATCTTTCCTAGGACACCACGTTTTTTTATTAGCTTACCATTGTCATCGCGCATTTTGGAAAGTTCGCCTGCCCGTATAAGATACTCGGCAACACAACGCAATCTACGCTTCAAGGGCAGGTCAGCATTAGGAAAACGACTACAGATTGTCTCTGGAATCATATCAGAAAAGGCCAGTCGTAATCGATTGGCTAATGTCATATTGCTATTTGGATCTTCGATTTCAAAATCTCGGATCATTCTGATGTAACGCTGTAGAGTTGCGTCATCAAAAGAACCAGTGGGAGGGAGAAAGGGTGCGACCTGTTGCGCCAAACTTTCTGGTAGATACGACTCGTAATTTTTTAATGTTAAAACATCAATCAGGATAGAGTCAAAGCGATGTTTCATTTATTTTGCCCCTCATTTTCTTTTAATGTTTCAAAGAAATCTCTATTGTTTTCGTATAGGTTAGGTCCATCAGGGTTATCAAAAGTACGCAGGCTAGCTTCTGGTCCTTTCGAGTATGTCAAAATCAATTGATTCCAAGGAATCCTGACCATTTCTTTTTTTGTTCCTACAGGGATAACGATGTAATGGATACCTTGAGTCCAACCTTTAAACCTTTGACCAGGTTGTTTTTTCTTACCTTGTAAGATCCAATTGCGAATCGTCTGATCAGTTACACCTAAACGCTTTGCACACTCTTCTGTAGAGACATATTCATCTGCATAGATTTCAGGACTGACTTGATCTGTTTCTTTATTTGAATATCGCGAATGCCACATAGAAGCAAGGATATTTCTAATACCTTTAAGTTCTGCGGCTATTGCTTGCAGGTCTTTATTTGTTTCAGCCATATCAAATAAGTGTTACACTTTTACAAAGATACAACTTTATCCGTGGAAGAGCAAGTACCGGCCAGTCAACCACCTGGTAATTACTACGAAAATCCAGAAGGTCCAAGATATCAAAATCCTGCTGAATACGATCAAGCAGCTCAACAACCACCACAACAACCAGGGGTGGTTTATAACCGACCAGATTTCAAGGCAATGCGAGAACAGGCATTGCAAGATGCCATTGCACAGGTAACTGAAAGGCAAGCTACAGGTCAAGTACCCCAGCAGTTCGTGCAAGTACCAGCTCCTATCCCTGCTCCTGTCCCACAGGTTTTACAACCTCCAGCTGCAAAACCTCAAGTTATTTATGTAAGACGCAACTTAACTTGGGCAGAGCTTATTCTTATTTTTGCTATTTCAACAGGTTGTGTTCTAGGCATCCAAGGCATCTGGACCCTGGCAACAGACATTTTACCAAGGATTGAAATTAAAGATAAATAAGCCAGCTTATAATTAAGTATAAGACTTGGCTTAAAGTAGGGTGGCAAATAGAAAAATTACGCAATTTCCAGCGATCAGTCCCATCGACATAGTCGATGATGATTTGGTAACTCTGGTCTCAGTATTTGAGATTGATCCTGCATTACGTAATAAGAAATTAAATTTTAGTGGTCTTCGTGTTTACCTAGACCAGTATTATATCAACCAAGGTGAGACGGATCCGTTCACTGTTGGCAACGTATTGGTTACTGGACACGCCTCTATTTATGGGGATCAAAATCTCCGTGGAAATTTAACAGCATCAGGTACTAGTTTATTTGAATCAGAAGTAGCAATAAATTCAAATTTAATTGTCGGTAATAATGTTTCAGTAACGGGTAATATCACAGCCAACCAAGTCGATGCTCAGAATTTACTTGGTGATTATCTTGAAGTAGTCTCAGGTAACTTTACTATTGCTACTGGTACAGTAAGCGATTTTACGAGTGGGTATTTTGATTATGCTTCTGGTACCACAATCACTGGTGATAATGTCGGCATTGAAAGCGGTACGGTCGTTGACTTAACCGTTATTCGTGGTATTGATGCTGTCAGTGGTTATTTTGATTATCTGATCGTTGATGAATTTGTTGTCTCTGGTGTCACTACTACTGGGGATATTAATGCTAACAATATTAATTCAATAGGAACGATTTCAGGAGCCATCATTACTGGTGACAGCGGTCAGTTTACTAATATAACTGGAATCCTTGGTGTATTTGATACAGTTTCAGGTGCCACTATTACTGGTAACACGGTTTTATTTACAGAAGCAACAGGTACTAATTTACGTGTAACCTCGGGTGACTTTAACCAGCTAGTAGCTAGCGGTTTTTATGGGGAGACTGTTACAGGCATTGTAGCAACTTTTACTGACGCATTTATACAGAATAATTTAACAATCACGGGTAATTTAAATATCACAGGTGACTTAATTGTTGATGAACTTACAGCGATCAGTGGTGATTTTTCTTACATATCTGGGACCACGATCACGGGAGATACTATTAATGCTGATTTAATTAACGTAGATATATTAAATGCGGCTAACTTAAGTTTCTCCGGGGACCAAACGGTTAGTGGTAGTTTTACCATTGTTGAAAATTTATTCCTTAACGGATCAGGTTTTATTGGTGGTGATTTATCTATCACTGGATTGGTTTCTGGTACAACTATCACAGGCACCAGTGGTACATTTAACACAATTGTCTCTGCACCTATCATTAGTGGTACAGATGGTTTCTTTGATGTCTTAGTAGTCTCTCAAACTGCTACAATCACGGGTGACCTACAAGCACACGACATCACAGCAACTGGAAACCTTGATGTTACTAGTGGTTTGGTTGTTAATGGAACAACAGAACTAAGTGGAGACCTAAACCTGAGCGGTGATTTCTCTATCGTCAGTGGCAATATTACAGGCGATGGTAACACTACTATTAGTGGTATTGAATATATCCATGCGGCTAGTGGTTTATTTACTAACGATCTAGATGTTGATGGCAACGTAATTATTTCAGGAAACCTGGACGTAAGCGGTACAACAACTTTTGATGAATTAAATATTTTAAGTGGATTAGTTGTAAGTGGTGACCTATTCGTTTCTGGTCAAGTCATTGTTGATGACAATGTTATCGTCAGTGAAAATATTACTGCTATTACTGGTATCTTTACAACAATTACAGGTAATGCTGCAAACTTTACTTCAGGCAGCTTTGTTGATTTAAAAGCTATTACGGTTAGTGGTACAAATTTAAATTATACAAATGTCACGGGGATCACTATTACTGGTGAAAACCTCTTAGGCACTAACGGTACATTTACTCAGTTAACCGGTGTAACAATTACTGGTTCAAGTATTTCAACAACTACTGGACATTTTGATAATTTATTAGTTGGTAATGAAATTATTATTGACGCAGATTTAAGCATCAGTGGAAATGCTTTTGTTACAAGTGGTGTAAATGTCGGAGGTGATGTCACTGTTAGCGGAACAGTTACTTCGCACTCTGATTTTATAGTACTCTCAGGCCAAGCTGAATTCCCATGGGGTACTCAAACTGCACCAGGTATTACATTCACAGGTGATTTAAATACAGGTTTCCATAACCCATCCGGTGAAATGATTGATGCAACAGTCAATGGTAAGCGAGGATGGACAATTGAATCTGGAACAGGAAACAGTGAAGGACGACATGTCTTAACGATTTGGAATATTTAAAGTAGAATACATTTATATGTGTTAAGCACAAGGTAAAAAAATGGCTCCTCAGTACGGCGAAGTTCGCGTTGATTATATTACATATACTACGGGTGTTTCTCCAAACGAAGGAAACGCTACCCTTTATGTTTCTGGTTTAGTAAATAAGCCAACTTTTAGTGGCGATGTTGTAATAAAAGGAGACCTTACTGTTGAAGGTGATATTGTTGCCTCTGGTGATGTCACTTTTGATCAAGGCTTAACTGTCAGTGGGAATACAAATTTAAATGTTCTAACGGTAACTGGTAATTCTCAACTTGATGATCTGTTTGTTGGTAATGATGCTACTGTCACAGGCAATACAAACCTTAAAGGTAATTTAGTTGTAGGTGGTACCACAACAGTCACTGGTATCAGTACTTTTATAGCCGATGGTTATTTCAGTAGTAGCCTTTATGTTAGTAATAACGCAACAGTAACAGGAAGCTTATCCGTAGAAAAAATAAGTGTTAGTTCTGGTACTGCTGCAGCACCTACTTATACGTTTAGTGGTGATACAGATAACGGTTTATATTATGCAGGAACTAACAGTATTGGTCTAGCCACTAATGGCACCAATGCAATATTAATCGACAGCGCGGGCAACGTCGGCATCGGCAGTTCATCGCCAATTAAACCATTAGATATTCAAGGTCCGCCTGCCGAACTTAGGCTTAACTCTACTTCGAATGCTTATGCTCGTTTTACTCATGCTCATAGCGGCGCATCACTATGGACTGTAGGCACTAGAACAGACGAAGATTATTATATTTGGAGAGAAAGTGCTGCTACAACTGCAGATGCCAATGTTCTAATTCCTAGCGGCAACGTCGGCATCGGAACTAGCTTGCCCAGCGAAAAACTTAGTGTAAGCGGAAATGGTGCTTTTACTGGCAATGCAAGTGCTGCAAGTTTTATTCCCACTGGCAGCACAACACCTACAAATGGTGTTTATTTACCTGCGGCGAATCAGCTAGCTATCAGCACTAATGGTGTTGAGCGCGTTGAGTTTGGCACCAGCGAAGTGGTGTTCAATGATGGCGGTGCTGATGTTGACTTCAGGGTTGAAGGCGACACTAAATCTAGTTTGTTCTTGATTGACGCAGGAAATAATAGCATTCAGACCGATGGCCCTATTGGCGTAGGCGGTGCTAACTATGGAACAGCAGGTCAAGTACTTGTCTCTAATGGATCCAGTGCAGCCCCAACCTGGGAGCAAATTACTCCATCCGCAGTCTTTGGCTGGGACCACGACGATGATACTTATGGGCTTTATCTGCCAGGTACCAGCATCAAAGTCAGCGACCTTACGGGCGCGGTAGACATTGACGTTCAATCGCGAATGCGTCGTTGTGTCATTAACGATGCTGGGGTTGTTCAGTATTACCTAGACGCTGATGACAGCGACATGAAAGCAGGCGATTGGCTTCGCATTATAGAAACTGAAGCACTTGACACTGCTTATACTGGCACAATTAGTGAAAGCACAAATAGTTCACTTCGTGTCGGTGTACCGGCATGGGCTGCTGGTACGTTCACCGTGGGGCAGCGTGTTACGAATGGCGGGTACTTGTGGGAATGCCTTGCAGCCACTTCAACGGCTACACCTGCCGCTGGCGCAGTAGCAAGTGACCTTACAGGTACTGATGGTCAAGTGGTTGTTGAGGTGCCTGCATTCAGCGTACGTTACGGCTTCTTAAATGGTGTTCACACCCGTGAAGTCAAATTGGGTTGTAACGATGTTCTTATTGCCCAAGGTTTCCGACCACATCCTGCATTTATCAAGACAGACGGTACTTACAAAAGTGCGTTTTATTTTGGGGCTTATCACACCTATGCCGATGCTGGCACTGGATCTAGCGTAAGCGGTCAAATAAATACCCGCAACCAAGACCGCAACACCTTCCGCACCGAAGCCGCAGCACGTGGCACTGGATGGCATGTATTGTCTTACTTAGAGCTGGCTGCTATTCAAACACTGCTTGTTTGCGAGTTTCAGGATTACAACTCACAAAAAGTGATTGGTAATGGCTCTGATACTGGCACAACTTATGGAGTGACAACAGGTCAAAGTGATGGTGATGGTAATCACAGCGTCAACAGCACTGATAACGTTTCCAAGAGTGATAATTACATGTCATATCGCGGCATTGAAAATCTTTATGGTCGCGCGTGGCAAGTAGTTGACGGCATAAACGCTTATGAGCGAGTGGTCTATTTGACGAATGATCAAACAGCTTTTGCAGACGACACTGCTGATGGTTATGACTTTTACGCTCAGGTTCCAATTGGATCATCGTCATACCAGAAAGAGCTACATCCGTTAGCAGATGTATTTTTACCGTCTGTTGTGACGGGAGCAAGCAACACGACGTACCTGGGAGATGCTTTCTGGAGCTCTACCGGGTGGCGTATAACCATTGTGGGGGGCCGTTCCGCCATTGCCTTTGCCGGTGGGGCCTTCTGCTTGGATCTGGAACGTAATTCGGACATTGCGCGCGCGAGCATTGGGTCTCGCCTGGCGTATGCTGAAAATTAAGAAAAGCTATACTTATACGGTGATGCCAAGGATCTTTTTGCGGTTGGCTTCGGTAAGCTGATACTGCTAAACTAATAAACGAAAGCGTATTGCCAGCCAAATCCCGTGTCAAAGCCTAACTTCGTAAATTACGGCAGCGATTATCCCAGACCTCGCTTCGTCAAGAATGAGTGGCTTGTTCCGTATGCCGTTACCCCAAGCACTGATGAGGATGGCGTAATTAGCTACGAAGCAAGCGAAGTTGCAAGCAAGACGCTATTTGCACACGATCTTAATGCCGTGGTTCCAGCAGGTAATGATGCTGACGTGATTGAAGCCGTTAAATACGGGATCAGATTGCAACGAGCAGCGAAATACCCACCGATTCAAGATTTTTTAGACGGGACCGCCAAAGGCGATCAAGACCAAATCGATAAATACAAGGCTGCCTGTCTTGCAGTGAAGGCAAAGTACCCGTTCCCCGAGGAGCAGTAGTATCAAAAGCGCACACCAACCGAAGAGACAACTGATGTCAATCAATCTGAACAAGGCAGCTAAATACTATAAAGAAGAGCCCCATCAACTAGCTGCCTGGAACTGGTTAGAAAGCCAGTTATCCGAAGCTACGCTTGATCAGTTTGCTGAGATGTACCGCGCTGGTCCAGTAAATCCCAGCACTAACATCATTACACCACAGATCTGTCAACAATTAACTGGTTATTCAGCCAGTGCTTTTGACGATACCTTCTGTGGTGACTTTAATAAGTTGTTATCTATGACTGGCTTTGACCAACATAGAGAAGCAATGTGCATGTTGATTGCGAATCTTATGCATGAAACTGGTAATTTCAAGTGGATGTCTGAGATTGCGGACGGCTCAGCCTATGAGGGCCGTACTGATCTTGGAAACACGCACCCAGGTGATGGGAAAAAGTACAAAGGAGCTGGAGTTTTAATGCTGACAGGCAGGTATAACTACTCACGTGCAGCAGAAAAACTACAGGATCCGCTTATCTTGGAACGCGGATGGAAATATGTAACAGATCATTATCCGTTTAGGTCTGCCTTAGGCTGGATTGAAGATAATAATCTGTTAAATGTCTGTCTCACAAAAGGATTCGACGACTGTTGTTACCGAATCAACGGAGGTTGGAACGGATATCAGGACCGAGCAGACAAGTATGCCATCGCTAAAAAGGTCTTCGGGGTTTAGTTCTACCATTATTCTTTTTCTTGGGTTATGGGCTCTTACGTCCATAACTGTTTTACTTCGGGCGATGTACAATGTCTAAAGATAAAGACATCAAAGTAAACCTTTGCTACGAGCTTAATAAAGAACGTAAGTGTCAAACTCTTTCCAAAGAAGATGCTTACACTACTCGTAAGTGGGTTGAAGGAGAAGGCGGTTTTGTTTGGTGGTTCAATCCTCTTTGATCCATGGAGCTTTTGCACGTAGCTTCCATCCATCAATACTAATCTCTGGCTCCTTCACTTCAGTAGGTTTCCAGTTAGATTCTTTTTTATATTGCTCAACCGCAACATCTAAACGATGATGAGTTAATGCAAGGTTTTTTCGCCGTTGAATTTCTTCTTCGATATCTCTGCTACCAGCAGAATTCCACTCCCATAGGGAAAGAGAATCCATGGGAGTGAGTCCTTTCACTTTTTTAGCGTCTTGGGCTTTAAGTTTAACAAAGCACGAAGAATAAGTTCGACGACACTATTGTCTTTATACTTACTCATGCCAATAATTTCACTGGCAGCAGCAATAATGATCCAGGTAATTGGACTAGAAAGTACGTCTTGCATTTTTAAAGTGCGGCTATAACTATTCTACCGGTCAAATTCCTGGTGAATACAATCTAGATCTAAGTGTTTAAAAACATGCTTATTGATTTTTTTCTTTTCTGTTTTTGTTTCCCAAAAGTATTCTTCACTTTCACCTAGTCTTCCCCATTTAGCAGAAGGGGTTTCTACATTAAAATAGCGCGATGAGACGAGGAAGTCGGGGGTTTCAAGTCCTTCAGGGGACAACGATATGTCAATAACACAACACCTGTTATTAGGGTAGGCCGCCAACTGACCAGTAGACAGTTCGATGATGTTGAAAGACTTGTGTTCTTCTGGCGTTTCGGAGAAAGATAAATCAGCCCTATCGCGGTCCCCATGAAAAGAGTCGATAGTAAACAAATAACTACCGGAGATTGAGCCTTGAGTCTTTGTCCTGACTTCCCAGCCCATTGAATAGGGAAGATTTTTTTCGATACAGGTGATGTCATGACTAAAGCAATTCCAGAATTGTAGTTCTTCTAAAGGCAAGTCTGGCACAGGCTTTTGAGGTTTATCAGGTGAGTCAGAGTCCCAACTTAAAAAGGCCGAGATCGGGAGCTTGTCGTAAAGCGCACCATAAGACGGGATATAAGTTTCAAAATAAAACGCCCTCCCAGGTAAAGACTTAACAGAAACCCAATAACCAATAACATATTCACCATGGGAATGACGACAATCATAGAGGTATTCTTTTCTAATCCAAACCTTCACAGGTGGGACGTTGGCTATTAAGGTCGCCATCAATTAAAGGTCGAATATCTTGCACTCTAATGCCCAAGGCTCTTCTTTGCAGTACACTTTGAAGAAATCTTTAGGTTTTGTTTTAGGTTGTTTGTTGTTCCAGTACTTTTTAATTAACTCAGTCCGTTCAGCTACGACAGGAAAAGCCATGTGTTTATTGTTTTTTATATTATAAATTATTGTGTGTTTGCGTAAGGCGTAAAGATTCCAGATGGAAACTTTTCATCCATACCATGGTCTCGTGCCCAAGCTTCTTTCCATTCTGTTAACGAGAGTTCGTGAAGAGTATCTGTCCAGTTTTCTGTTGCGTCCAAAATAATTTTCCCTGTATCTTGACCTAAATCAGGACCGATGACCCAGGTGATTACACCGCTAGTGGTTGGGTTATTATCATTTACTTGTACAAAAACACCACTTGCTATATCTGCATAGGTGACTGAGTAAGCTGAATTTACAGCAAGAGTAATGTCAGTAATAATGTCAGAAGAAATACTAATAAATGGTTCAAAGCCAAAGACATTTACTCCACTTTCTTGTAATACATAAGAAAGGATTGTGTCTTCCGTTAAAATATATTGTTCACGATCGTCATTGATATCGATAACTAAACCAACGCCGTAATTAAACTCCTCATTCCTGGTGGCCGAGACACAGATTAAATAGTTACCTGGCTCCAGCTCGTAGAACATTTCATCGCCTTTATCAAAGCGTTTAGTATTAAAAGTATTATATAAATCCGACTGTGCGCCAGCCACATTTCCACGGTAAGCTTCAGGCTCTTGTTGGATGATCATACCTTCAATCGGGTTACGATTTTGGTCATAAACAGCTAGCATTAACCTGCTGTTTACATCTTGATATAAATTCTGTCGTGATGTATTAGTAGTTGAAAGAACAGTGCCTCCCTTAATTAAAATAATCCAGCCTGCTTTTTCAAGCGTGACTTGAAACCAGTTGTTATATGTATTATTTCCTATACCACCTTCAATAATTTGGGAACGCATACCCAAAGTACTAGTCAAAAACCTAAGGGAGGTGCGATCAAACTTCCCTAGGTTTAAAGGATTAAATTGCGACCGCTCCCGCTGACTTAAATTTGAATTGGCCATTCGAGAACTACTGCTATCACACTATTCTAAGATTGATTATTTTTTAACGTATTCCAATCAATAATTTTAGTTAAAGGATCTGTTGCCTCCTCAATTTGCTGCACAACTTCATCGCCTGCTTTAATTTTTACACGATGAGATTCAATTAACAATCTGTTGACTCCGATTCCTAAAGCATTACGTGCATCAAAGGTTGCCATCTTATCCTTTTCTAACTCCAAATGTAAGTAATCAAACTTAGTAGGAGGGTGTAGAAAGTTCCATGAAGAAGTCAGGTGCAGAGGATTTAAACACTGCTTGTTACCACAGGACCTGGTGACGCTCATCTTTCCGATGTCACCATGGAACAGTGTGTACATAACCTTGGGCAGATTTTCGCGGTAGTCACGACCCTTTGAATGAAAGTGCGTCTTCCAAGAGTCGTAAGTCAACGTCTTTTTTGACCAGCCTGATTCAGCTTTTGGCGTCCAGCACTTACCTGTATCAGTTATGGACACATCAGCTTCTTCTAAGACCTCATTAAAAAAGTGGTAGAACTTCGTTCGATATTGATACTCCATGTAATTAAAGTCAACGCCGCAGAGACCGCTTTGGATCATCTTGACGCAGTGGTAGCACCAATGCTTCTCCTTATCCCTAATGGTGTGTCCGCGATGGCATGGTGTGCCCTCATAGAAGCCTTGTTCATCAAGAGATTTATAAGGAGAAATGACTCGGAAGCCCAGGCTTTCAATTGCAGCACGTCTACGGAAGGGTCTTTTATGCCTTGGATTAGCCATTTAAAGTCATGTCTTTTAAAAATTCTAGGGGTTTTTGGGGCGATAAACCTTCTGTTTGTATCAAGGTGATACCAAAATAACTGAACTTTTAAAAGTTGGGCCTGAACTTTTTGAACTAAGAAGCCAATGGTAGCAAGGAGTCTCAGGGATTTCAGAAAAGTTGGGGCAGTTTCGGGCCTTATTTCATACCTTTTACTAGAGGATTTGGGGTTTTTGGTGCATGTGGCTTTTGTTAGAAAGCTTTACATTTGTTTTTTTTAATTGGTCTCCTTCAAACCCCCCGCTCCCCCCGAGCGCCACCACCACAGCCTTAGATATGAAGGCAGCCAGGGCCCCTGGTCATTCAAAAAATAAACGTAACGAAATACAACAAAATCCACGCGCCCCAAAAACTACAAATCCCTTAGAGAAGGAGTTAAATAGGGGTCTAAACCCCCTGAACTTTTTCTCAATAAGGTGAGAATGACTGGTATGACTGGTGTTTGGGGCACAAAAAGTTCGCAAAAGTTCAGCCGAACTTTTAGAGCTTTGTATCACCTTGATACGTAGAATCTAAAGGAATAAAAAAGAGGCCCTTTCGAGCCTCCTCTGTCTTTATATTTCCTAAATCATTAGGCCATACCTACTGCTGCCTTCTTGCGTTTCTTTGGCCTCTTGATTACCGGAGCTTCCTTCTCGATGGCAGGCTTCAGCGCCTCCAGGAACTCCTCCTTGACTTGTGTAGCAACTGTGTCCCATTGATACTTAGGATCCGTTGCACGCTCGTAGCAGGCTTCTCCGACGGCCTTGAGCTTGTTTCGGTCGTTATACAGCTCAGTCATCAGCTCAGCTAGGTGCTCAGCTGATGGGACGTACATGTCGCGGTTATAATTCGTGTCAACGTCACAGAAACACGAATCAATCAGTGGTGCTGCACCATCAAAGATTTCTTTACAGCTCGTGTGAGCAGGCACAATCTGAGCGATACCACAGGCTGCACTCTCATGATTGACTAAGCCGTGACCCTCACCTTTGCAGGTGTTGACTGAGATGTCAGCGGAGTTATAGATGCAATTCAACATATCAACTGGTACTGATGGCGGCTGCGGCGACTCGGTCGTTCGGATAATGCGGCCATTCGGATCAAGACCTTGTTTACGCATCTCACGTCCAAATAAAGACATGATGTCCCAGCCTTGATCTTTTCCGCCCATGTGAAGGTAAAGCATGGCGTCAGGCTTACCTACTGCAAATTGGGCGAAGGCATCAATTGTGATATCGATACGTTTACGTTGCTGATTCCTATTGCCATTAAAAATAATAAATTTGTCTTCTGGAATGTTTAGCTTTTTACGCGCTTCAACCTTGTCCATCGGAAAGAATTGGCCGTCCGTAATGCCGTGTGGAATCACAGCAACAGGTTTTGATACGCCACCTGCATGTAGTTCACGTACACCAAATTCCGTGTAACAGATCAAACCATCCCACAGATTGGAATGATCAGCAATAGCTCCAGTCCAGCCATACGAATCCATGGGTACATAGGCCAGGAACCGGAACCTGCCCTCACCATGGAAGTCTTTGATTTGACTGTAGAGTTGATTTACTATCCACAGGTCGTTGTTGACAAAGATTAGATCTGGCTTCTCTCGCTCAGTAACTTCTCTGATACGTTGCACACCAAAGGGTTCCTGCTGGAAGCGATTCGACGAAGGATAGACTTTAAAATCTCTATCGAATTCACATGGATCTCCCCAGTGATTGTTCGCTAGTACAACAATTTCAAAGTCATCTTTGAGTCGAACAATCAAGTTTTCTGTGACACGAGCGAATCCAGTCTTTGCTACTAAATCACCCGAGTACAAGATTTTTGGCTTTTTGATTTTCATTAACCGTTTAATTGCTGTTGTAATGTTACACGATTTCCCTTGCTAAAGTTCTCTTTAGCTGGCAAATAACGCAGATTACTTTCTACATGCAAGCCGCACATGATGGGTGAGATAAGAGGGAAATAGTGATCCACATGATGACCAGGTGGGCAGTTGAGATAAATCTCTTCAATTTTTTTTAGGTCAGCCCACGCCGGGGTTGCTTGTAGCTTTGCTGCTCTACGCTTGGCAGTTTGTGCGCGACTTTTTTCGCGGTTGGCTTTGTAATAAGCTTGGATTTTTTCACGGTTAGCTTTGTGATAAGCTAAGCCTCGTTTTTTCTGACAAGTTTTGCAGTCTCTACGATAAATGTTTTGGTCTTTCCTAAAATTATAGCCTGACAGGGGCTTTTCAAGTCCGCATTTAGTGCAGACTTGAGTCTCAATTGTTGCCTTCATCCATACTTAGTGATGCTTAACTTGAATCTTACCGTATATTTCGACATATGAGTCAGGGTTAAGGGACAATTCAACGATTGAAGGATAATAATTATCAACGTCAAATTGTCTGATTTTGACATTAAACAAAGAGACAGTCCTGTTATTGGTCTTTGAAACATTCACGTTGAGCTGGTTCTGCAGGATGTCAATTAAGTTGGCCTCAAAACGTGAGCGAGACTGGGCACCTACGTTGTTATTCCTAGAGAATTCACAGTAGTTTGCGTACAGTTTGCGATCAGCGTTTGCGTAGAACGTAAGCGAGTCTTTCCCTGCTGGTTTCGCGTCACCGATCATGACTTTGTTTTGCGGCACGAAAATAATATTTTGGTTTAACCAGTCGATGATGGGGTTAGCTCGTGTGAGTTGCTTAACAGAATGTTCTTTGAAGTATTTGACTCGCTCGTTAGTCTCTAAGAGGTAGGACTCCATCTCTTCTGTGCTCATCTCAAGCAGCCAGTTGACCAAACCGGGAAGCTCTTTTGCAAATTTACCTACGATGTGACCATTCTGTAGGACTTCGACTAATGTAGTTTGCTCCTTAGCGGAGCCACGGAAGACACGATCGAAAGGAACTGTTAAGCGACGACGAGCCAGACCAGATGTTGCATCTGTTGTAGCAATCTGCTCGTTGGCAGAGATCATGCATAAACCTTTGAAGATAAAGTTTTCACTACCGCCGAACTTGTGTTCGGCTAGGACTTCATCACCACCAGTAATAGCTTTTAGTTGGGTTACATTACCTGCATACCGCTCGACATCATTGAAGAGCAGTAGTTTTTTACCAGCAATACCTGATAGCCCAAACCGATTCTTTTCTAAACGTTCGAGGTTAGATACTGCAGCACTCTCCCGGCCAACCAATGCAGTGCATAGTTTCATGAAGGAAGACTTACCTGACTTACCTGGGCCAACTACCTCCATAAATTTTTGGATGTGACCAGAGCAGGTGAGGACTGCACGCATCCAGGCACGTAGTAATTGAACTCGATCTTCATCACCGAACTGTGTAAAACTTAACCAGTTCTTAATTTGATCGCAAGTATTTGATGGATCGTATTGGAAACTCAAAGCGTGCGTAATTTTCTGTTCCCTTTTTGGCTCGGAAAGTTCGCGGGTTGTCAGATCAAAGACCCCATTTTGAAATAGGATTTGGTTTACGTCCTGCTCCCAGTCATTATCTTCCAGAAGGAATGAGAGGTTCTCATACATCTGCTTAACAAAGGCATTATCGAAACCGTTGGGCAGGCAGGAGCTTTTCAGCTCAACACATTTGCTCCAGATTTCGCTCATCATCTTGCTTTTATCTAGGCTCACCCATAGTCCTGGAGTAGATCTGTCATGGTCGTACTTAAGGAAGGAGTTACTGGCGGGATCAAACAGCAAGTTACCTTCATACATTCTTAACAATGAATGTGCCACATGATCACTGGACATGTTCTTGGTGCTTTTCTTCTCCTTACCTGGTGGCTCAATACGCTCAACACGTGTTTGCCTAGGTGTTTCAGTAGGGTTGAAGAGTAGATTGCCCATGTTTTCGATTAGATTTTCCAAGTCTTTTTCAGCCATTTCTAGCTGTTCATCACCGACGTTATTAACCAAGTACTCTTGATTAGGAGACCAACCGGCTTCTTTAGCGTGATGAAAGAGAGTACCAGGTCCAATGCCACCATTTCTATTGAATGATTTCCAGCGTCGTTGGCACTCGCCTTCCTTATACTTGTCCGATTGTTTGGACCACTCGTCCCATTGGTCTAAAAGTGAGTCATCAACTGAATGAAGTGATTGTCCAATTGCTATCCAGACGTCGTAGTCATCTGTAGCTTCTGAAGGCAAAGCCCACATTGCTTCAGTCGCTTCCTGGATGGTGCGCTCTAGTCCAATGTTTGCAGTGAAAGCAAAGTTCCCACCAAAGGTGCGGATGTTTTCTTCATTAGGTGCACCCTGTTTAATATTCTTTAATTTAATTTTACGAAGAACCCACTGTGGCAACTCAGGTAAGCAATCGATGCGTTCAAAACCTTCACCTGTTTTTGTGTGGTAGCCATCAGTCTTTGGATGCACCCCCATCAAAACTCCTTGGTGTCGCTTCCAAAGAATCTCTAACTTCTCACCGGCACCATCGGCGTGCCATGCATACTTATTTCGTAGGAAGTATTTCCAATTTTCTTTTGACAGTTTATAAAGTTTTCTTTCACGGCCTTCACGACCTGAAAGGATAGTCAATGTTTTTGGTAAAGCTTCTTCAACTGTTAATTCCGACTCTTCCTCAATGGTTTTATAAACGGTTGGGCCATCGACATCAACCCAAACAAAGCCATAGGGTTGGTTGTAACAAGGCCCAGAGATCAGACCGATTGCTTTACAGTCGCCCTTTTCTATTTCAAGTTGTATCTCTTCTTTTGTTTGTGGCTTGTTTTGCCACCCAGTCAGATATGGATTTTTGTTACTGCCGACCGGTGTCAAGGGCCAGTCAACAGGGATTAAATCAAGATTTATTTCACCGGGTTGTACTGTTTTTTCCGTCATGTTGCTCATAAGTCGATCCTTACTTTAAACCTTTTTTGAGTTGCATCTTGTTTTTTTGCAATTTCATAAGCATGTAAATGAGCACAGGAAGGTAGTACAAAGCAATCACCATCCATGCCATTGGCCATGGCATGCGAGATAGCTGCTACCCACTGCCCCGAACAAATGTGAATGTCCACGGGGTCCTTTGGTTTGTTTGTTTACTTATCCTATAGGAAGTTCATCAAACCTAATTCATCCTAATTTGGAAAAAATTAGGAGTTTATTTGGAATAGAATGAAAAGACCAGACGGTATAGAGAATGGTAGTAGGACAGGCAACACCAGGAGCAGGAATGGTAGGAGCAACTTCCACTTCCCCTGGAAGAGAGTACGGAATTAAAGGTTCTTTTGACAAGGATTATATCAATGAGATCCTTGCAGGCTCAAGAAGTCGAGTCGATGATATTTTAAATCAATCCAACAATGAGTCCAGAAGAGATGCGATTATTAGAAAAAACCAAGAAAGGATTAGAAGTGATCTTGAATATTTGAATGAAACCATTGGTGACCCAATTGATCGTGAAGCTGAAAGAGATAGAGCAAATCCTCGTTTTGATCCATACGATGCCGAGCGTAGGCAACGTTTGCTCAATGACTACAAGCAGATGAACGGAAAACAAAGCCTTGCAGAATTAGCTGGCAGGTATGGCGCTGATTTTAAATTTGGACACAAGCCCTATCAACAAGCAAAGGAACTAGGTTATTTAGATTCTGAAATTCTAAGTTTCTTAGATGAAAATTCTGGATATCGATCTTCCAATCTCTACAATGAATTGAAATCAGGAAACGTTGACATGAATAATATTGCAAGTAATGAAGACCGTGGCATGTATGGCTTCAGAAACATTATTGACATGATGTGATTTAAATTAAACTAGGGTCGTACATTTCCTCACGAGCAGGATTAGAGTAGTATTCATTTACTACTTTAAGCCACTTGTCTTGTGCAGAGTTCAGGTGGTTGCGTGTAATTTTAAATAACTGTGTACCTTCTGGTGTAGAGACAAGGATTGCTGCTTGTTGAACTTTCATGTTTAGTGTTTGCTCAATTCCCAAAGCGTAAGCACCAAGCTGGAGGCAACATTTATTAAATTTCATGTAGCCACCTAGACGGTTACGCCATTCAATCGAACCTTTTTCTAAATCTTTAGGCCACCATCGACAATAAGGCTTGGCACTAGTCTTCAAGTCTGCTAGGGTTAGTTTCCCATTGGCAACGCCAATGATATCAGGCGATCCCACCCATGAATGTCCAAGTTCATTCCTGCCCCAAACACGTCCCACTTCATCTGAAGATAAACAATACTGGTGATGGTCGTACAAAGGTGTTTCGGCCCAGATCACTTCCTCGAACTGGTCGAGCATTGGCTCCATACCTGTCCAAAAATCTGAATACTCAGGCGGAACATTCACTTCTTCTTTCTTCAGGTACATCTCCATACAGCTATGTATCGCAGTACCACGTTCTGCTGCAGCTTCTTTGACACCAGGATTATTCTTAGACCACATCTCCAATTTTTTCTTATTGGCTTCGGATGCGGTCTCTGAAATAATGGTGGTTACTGATGGAGTTGGCTTTGTACCAAAGGGATTATGGTAGTGACGCTTGCCATTTAAAACAATCCTTGCGTCCTTGTCGTTTATTTGGTCGTAGACCTCAGGGCTAGATTGATAAATTTCGTAAGGACTTGGTAAAGGAGTATTGATTTCCATCAATAGATGTGTATATTGATTTAAGTATACACAAAAAAATGAAAAAAATAGAACTAATTGCAGTCCCCGTTATGGTTCAAGGCGAGAAGTTGCTGCGCCATATCAAAACAATTGACGTTCCGTTGAAGCGTTACTACATCCTGGACAATTCAGAAGGTAAAGATCCTAGTGTTGACGAGGCTATTGATGAGATCTGCAATAACCATCCAGAGAATATCGATGAGATTGTAATCGTTTCCAACAACCAGAACTCTGGTTACCCCGGCGCAGTAAATCAAATCATACGTGACAATACTGATTGTGCACACTGGTTAGTAAGTGGGTTCGACTGGTGGGCAGCCCCAGGGCAGTATAAGAAAGTATTAGAAAAATTACCATCATTACAGAATGGTGCGTTCCTTGGCACAGGTGATGACTCAATGTGTGGCTTTCTCTTCACTAAAAAATTAATCAGAACAGTGGGATACCTAGACGAAAACTTTTTCCCTGGTTATTTTGAGGACAATGACTACAAACGACGCATTCAAGTAGCCAATATCCAAGTACCAACCGTTCAGCTTGACGCTGAACATGAGCGATCAAGTACATTAAATAGCTCAGAACAATTTAAGAAACGAAATCAATTTACTTTTCAACAGAATTTCAGCTACTATGTGAATAAATGGGGTGGTAAACCCAATGAAGAAATCTATGTCAGACCTTTCAATCAACCCGTTGGACTTGACTACTGGAAGTTTGACCCAGAGCGAAGAGAAAAAAGCCGTTGGTGAAAAGATCTTATTGAATTTAGGGCTGCAACCCTTGGTAAATAACCTTTGCCTTGGGTCTGCTGCTGCTATTGCTGCTAAAAAGTATCCTCTTTGCGCAACAATTACTGATGATTTAGAAATCAAATTGAATCATGAGGTACCTAGCGATGAGCTATATGGTAACTACCTTTACTTCAGCGGCATTAGTTCACCCTACATAAATCATTGTCGTCTTCTATGGCATAAAGTAAAACATCTAAAGCATGACACAATCTTAGACATTGGCGGTAACGATGGTACTTTGCTTCGTGCATTGCAATCACAATCGGATGACAAGTTAAATCTATATAACGTAGATGCTTGCAAGACTTTCCGTCCAATGAATGAAAGCAGTGGGATTAATTTTGTTAATGATTACTTCAGCAAAGATACAGAGGTGCCAAAAGCAAATCTAATCTTCACTACAAATGCTTTCCAGCACACACCTGATGCAGAAAAATTTGTGGAGGGCATTGCCGAAAAGCTAGATGGCACCTGGATTCTTGAGTTTCCTTACACCTTACGTACTATTCAGACTCTACAGTTTGATCAGTTCTACCACGAGCATTATTACTACTGGCTAGTAAAACCCTTAAAAAAATTATTCTCCCAATATGGGTTAAATATCTATCACGCTGAAGAAGTAGATATCCATGGTGGATCAATGCGTCTTTGGGTAACCAATAAAGATATCTATGGCAATACAGAAGCTACTGAAAAGTTTATCAAAGAAGAAGAAGCATTTAATTACAAAGATTTCTACGGGCTCTGTATCCAAAAGATGATGGAGGACTACCTCTTCCTAACTAAATTAGAAGGTAAGACTGTTTTCTTTGGTGCAGCTGCTAAGGGTTGTGTCTATCTAAATGCTTTGAAAACATATGGTTTGTTGCGTGAAAATTCGTATGTAGTTGACGATACGTTTGCTAAGCAAGGTAAGTTTATTCCAGGAACCGGAATGAAAGTACAGCCACGAGAATTTTTCTTAGCTGATGAGCCAGAGAATATTGTCATCCTTGCCCATAACTTTGCTGGTTATATCACTCAATCATTACGGAGTGACGGTTACAAAGGTCGCATCATTGTGATGCTCCCTTCTATTTACATTGATCAACTTGATGATCACCAATGAAAAAGCTAGCTATTTTTTATCATGTATACCCTGGAACAAACTGGGAAGAAATATTCCAATCCCAGATTGGTGCTCTATTGGTCTCAGGTTTATTTCATGCAGCTACTCATATCCATCTTGGTATTAATGGTGATAGCGATATTATTCCTAGCTTCTTTGCCGGAAAATATCCTCAGATTGTTGTCAAAGAAAACGATAACAAGTTTGAAGAGACTGATACCTTAAAGGCTTTGTATGAGTACAGCAAAGAAAACTCTGGTCACTACGTCTTATACATGCATACTAAAGGAGCTTCAAGACAAACCAGATATACAGAAGACTGGCGTCTTTTAATGGAGTACTTTTGTATTCATCAATGGCGACAAGCTACTAAAGCTTTATCCGAGGGCTACGAAACAGCTGGTGTTAATTGGCAGGAAGATACAAGCATGGGATATCACCCACATTATTCTGGCGGCTTTTGGTGGGCAAAGTGTTCTTACATTGCAGCGTGTGCTGATGTGAAATATTTACAGCATCCCCTCCGTTTTATGCGAGAGTTTTTTGTTGGTAGTGGAAAGCCTAAAGCTAAAAATCTTTGGGAGTCTAATCTAAATAAAAAAGATATTGCCATGCATTATGTCCAACCTTACTCAAAAAAGATATATAGTAGAAACTATCTAAATGATCAACAACTAATGAGTGCACCAGCCTGGGAAACCCCGAGTGAAACTATCGTTAAAATCTTAAAAGATTGTGATGTACATGGATTTGAAAGTGAAGGAGGCACTGACAAAAATACATTACACAATTTCACGGGCATTTACCATTACCTTCTAGATCAGTATCGCGACAGCAAAGGACGTTTACTTGAGATCGGTGTTCAGCATGGGGGATCTTCGCTTTGTTGGCATGAGTATTTAAAGGAATTTCATCTTGATCTTGTTGACATTCAAGACATTGTGCCAGATAAAATTTGGCATAACATGGATCCAGAACGCTATGAATTCTATCTAGCTGATGCCTATACCAAGTCAGCTATCGAAGTGTTCAGTGAATTTAAATACGATGTCATCATTGATGATGGTCCGCATTCATTACATACCCAGCAATTCACAGTTGCAAATTACTTCAATCTTCTGAGGCCAGGTGGAGTGTTAATCATTGAAGATATTCAAAACGTTCACCACTTAACATTGCTTACCGAAACCTTGGAAGAAAAAGACAGAAAAGGTGTACGAATCTTTGATGTACGTGAAACTAAAGGTAGGTATGATGACTTAATTTGGGCTGTGGTTAAAGAATAATCTTTGCTAACTAGTTAAACTATTGGTAGCCCCAACGTCGACGGGGTTTTCCATCCTAGTTACAGACACGTCTCGCAAGTTAAACGGTTACACGGAAGTATCAAGGAGCCTTAGTCGGCTCTTTTTTTTGTTAGTTACATCTTAGGCAGGCTTTAATTTGCCAAGCTGCAGTGAAACAATCTTCAATAATTTCACCACAGTAATTTTCAATATCAAAAGCATCCATCTTAGACGCTAGTTTAGCTACGTCTTTCGCACACATACCAAAAGCTTCTAAGTTTTCGTAGTAAGTTATAAGCATGGCAGTACCTTCATATGCTTTAATATGTTGAAACTTTTTACAAGAACCAAGCAAACCTTTACCACACATCGGCATAAGAAAATCAAGAGACCGTGTAAGTTCCCCGAGTCTGTCAAGTTGTTTCTGGTGTTTTTTATATTGTTCCTTGGTAAATTGGTGAACGCCAAAGAAGTTACCACCTTCAAAATTCAAATGTACGAGGTGAGATTGCAAAATCAACTGAGCAGCAAAGCCAGACAACTGGATGAGTTCATTAGCCAGTCTGCTTACGGGTTCCTTTTTACTTTGGGGTTGTGGTTGATAGGATACTTTTTCTGGCTGCCTTTCAGGAGCGGATTGCGTTGGTTCAACAGGAGCAGCAGTAAAGACCATTTTCTTATTTATTTGTTATTCTTTATTCTAAACTAGAATTATATCTGATAAAAAACAATGTCACATGTGTGGTACGGCAATACGATTATTCCTTTTCGTTATATTGTTAATCCAATTAATGCAAACATCGAACCATCAGCTGATTGGGAAGAAGTTACAAGATAAATGCATCTATCACAGAAAGAAAAAGTGTTAATTAGCTTTCTGGGTATTATTTTTTCAGCCCAGATCATTCTCTACGGGATTGGTCTGGCTTATTGCATGCGTACTGGTGGATTAAATGCATGTCCTGATATCGGAAAAAGAGGAGAGATAATGTTTGCAGGAATGACCGCTACAGTATTAGCATTAATAACAAACATTGGCACTGGTGGACAAACACCAAAGTAAACTAATGGACAAACATACAAAAGAAAATTGGGCAAAAGTAAAGGCGGCCTTGAAGACCGCCAATAAAACAGACACTTACTTTTATAAACGTGCTGTAGTTATTTGTGAAGGAGGATTAGATCCTTTAGAAAAAAGAACTAAGATCATTTAAGATTTGTTGTTCACTAGCGTGCCAGTCTTGTTGATTCTTAATGGCTTGTTTAAACGCCTGGTAAATTTCTCCACCAGTCAAACCTTCTTTGTTCTTTGAACGTTCAACAAACGTACAAATAGTATCTTCAAAACATTCAATACAACTTTTGTATTGGTGTTCGAAGTTATTGGAGGTTGTAGTCATCAGTCGTGGAGATTAGGTACGAAGGGTTGAGTGCAGGTTTCATCTTTGCAAGGTTCTTCTGGCAAAGGTAATGTTTCTAGCTGGCGCAGATCAGTCTGTTCAATAAATTTTTTGATGGCTTGCTGCTGCTCAAACCACATGGCCTTGCAGTAAGGGCCAGCTTCTTCCATACAAAACTCTTGCCAAAGACCTGTATACAAACCATTGGTACGACCTGAGTAGTCATACATGTGATCCATAAAGACAGTTCGTTGGTTTTGTTCATGGATGTTCCAAGTAGCCAGGTATTTTTCTTCAGACATTTGAATCAGATAGAGTAACGTTTTCTATTGTAGAGAAGATGCCTTCGATTTCATCCTCTCGAAACTCTTTTAAGATTTCATGCAGATCCGTTTGAAGTAAGTCTGCATACTCTTCTGGTGTACGACCTTTGAAAGGGTTGTACTTACACTCGAAGTCTAAAGAAAATCGAACGTTAACAATGGGGTTGGTCACAGGTAGTTAAAAAGACTTTTAGATTATAGGCTTAATCAATCAAACGTTCAAGCGAATGGATCTTTGCATTTTGATATTCGCCTAACTTAGCTTGAATGATGTTGGCATAGTTAATAGCAGCTTCTACAATTTCCTCAGCATCTAATGAAGCTGAGATATTTGCATTAGCTAGCAAGCCAGCAACTAACGTTGTGACTTGCCACTCTTGTTTGGAACCGACTAAAGCAGGAAGAGGAGTACCACCTTGGGTTAGATTATCGAGAATGTAATAGATGTGTTGTTCGTAATCTTTGGACGTCATGATGATACCCTTTTCTTTACTTTATCATCCTTCGACAAAGAACCAGTATGCACGAGATGCATTCTTGTGATAACGTTTCGCATTAATTAATTTAATACGACGCTCTTGCAAGTGTTGGATTTTGTTTTGATTGTAAGGTACCTCTTGATCTTCTTCAAGAGTTAACTCAGCATTCAATACATCCATCTGTAGTTCGATATCTTCTACTGCATGTTCATGACACTGTTGTTTAATTTCAGCATCTTCTTTGCTAGTAGGAATTTCTAATGTTGCATAAAAGTTTTTCTGTAAAGAAGGATGGAACTTATTCCAAGAATTAGTCTTTGTCATTAAGGATTCTTTTGGTTCTGATTTGATAGTTTTGTTTGACTGAGACCCCAGGGGGTAATTGTTTCCCATGGGTGTGACTTTCAAGGATGGACTCGACATTCGGTATACATCGATATTTGGTTTTTTCATCTTTCCGTAAGATTGTACTGCCATCAGATGATCTACAAATAGTAGTGGTTGTGATCTCTTCTACGATACTGTATTCAGATTGTTCTTGTGCAGACCAATCTTCAATAGAAGAACTTACTTTAACAGTAGGTTGCGCATTGGGAATCACATGGTAGACGTATTTGTTACCAGTGAGTTTGTTTCCATCAGCGAAACCTCTTCGTCTAACTTCTGACAAAATAGATTTGAGTGCTGCAATCTCTGCTTTGTGGTGTTTCAAAGCAGCATCAAGAAGTTTCTTTTCTTCTTGTCCTACCTCAATTAGTTTTTCATGCTTAGTAATGTGGTAGTGAATCCCATCTAATTTAGTAGAACGTAGATGAGCACACGCTTCAAGCTCGGCTAGGGCTAGCTCTTGCGACTCTTGTGTTAGTAGTGAAAGACTACTAGTAAGAGCTGAGTAATGCTTGTATAGCTCAAAGGTGTTGAGCTTATCAAGTTTGGTGTGAGTGATTTGAGTCATCAAAATAAAGAGGTAACGTAGTTCATAGCCATAGCAACACCAAAGGCTACTAGACCAGAGACAACTTCAGCTACAAAGTTGCCAGTAATAGATGCAAAGAAAGAGAACATGAGTTAGTTACTTGGTTTTGAATGCGTGTGAGATGTGGCCGAGAGCTGTAAGAGGGAATGGAACAAAGCTATTACCCAGCATGTTGTCCAACAGATTCCATGCATCTTGTTGGGTATAGGTGGTGTCCTTGTTATAGAGACGCCACTTATCTAGTGTAGCCATTTGACCAGCTCTTGTGTAGATCACTTGGAAATGACCGTACTGTTCGTTGGCACCAGGTGGTGTGTAGTGCCAAGCCGTTGTGTTAGATGCAACGTTACCTCTGGACGCTTCGATCAATTCACTGCGCTTCACACAGTATTCACGAAACTTTCTGTGATAAGCAATGTGCTTACAGATGGGCTGGTACCCTGGGATCTCTTTTCTAATCTCAGCTAGATGCTGTGACTGTTGTTGGAATGAACCACAGTTGCAATAAGGAAGAGTCTTTTCAGCTACATCTTCTTCTGCTGGTAGCTCTTCTTCAGTACCAATTGTAACCTCCTTCTGGCCTTTGACTCGGCCATCAGGAGAAACTATGTAGCCTAAGTTGTATTCGTTTAATACATTTGTAATCTTTTCTTCGGAATCTAACAAGGAAAACTTGTCAGCCCATCGGTACTGTGCTTGAGTTTGAAACAAACGTTCCGCTCCCTTTTGGGAATACAACCAACCTTTGAACAGAATATAGCAATTGTTTCTCCAGATGCTAGGCCCACGATAGTTAGGACCAAGGTAAGAGAAAAAGTCTGGAACACGAGACGTAAACTCTTGGAAGGCATTACGAATCAAAGCAGCATTGTACTTTTGACTTGACCCATCATGTCGCACGACAAGAATGTTATCGTGTTGTTTGTGGATGCTTGCGATTTCAGTGTCATCAAACTCAGGAAAAGCACGCCTTATGTTTGATACAGAATAGATTAGTGCTTGTGCACTGTTCTTTTCAAGTAGTTGATTAGTCATGTAGAATAAAATTAAAATTTGAACAAATGCTCAACTTCAAAGAATCACCCGAAGAAGAGTTTTGGAAAATAAAGATGAAGCGTTACATTGATGAATGCCATTCAAAGAGTGAGTTGAAACAAATAGCAGCAATGCTTGTGGACATTGCTGCTACAAGACAGTGTGTTATCAAAGGCCTAGTTAAAGATACCCTTGATAACATGCACTCGCATTTAAATTACAGACGTGAGTCTGCACCATAGCTGTCTTTGCTTGCGGCTGGTAGTGCAGTGACTACTTCCGCTTCAATTGTACGGGACTGAGGAAGGATTAAAACTCCTTCTTGGATTCCGTACGAACCACCAAGGCGACTAGCATCCTGCCTGGAATGCTGGTTGATGTAATCGCTGTACATCTCTTGGTATTTCCAGGTTGATTCACGATCTTCATCGGGGATTGAAAGATTACCAAGTGAGGTGAGTGCTGAGTCATTGTCTGAGTAATCAGGAATGTCAAAGGACTCAACAGCGCAGATCTCTACGTTGTTACTGCCTCTCATGTCACTAGTTAACGTAGGACAAAAGATTGTAGTAGCAAAGAACTGTTCGTTGTACTGCATAGGCACTTCAGTATCAAGTGCTTTAGATAAACACTTAGACATTTCTTTTTCAAAGAGGCGAATCTTCTCTGAAATATCAGTGCCATTTAATCCTTTCAAGGTAAGAACAATAGGAATCTTGTGAGCCCTTTTGTTTTCCTTTGTCAGGATATAAATGAGGTACTTAGTACGTACACTGTACTTACGTTTGTACATCTCATTCTTGCTAGCTGCAAGATCAGCAGCTGCTTTGTCTGCTTCAAACAGTTCTTTAACTGAATCGTTTTCAAAGGTACCGATGATTTGACGCATACCAAATTGCTGTTCAACCATAAGAGGTGAACGCAATAAGACTTGAACACGTGGAGTTTGGAAGTTTAAACCAAGTTCTTTTGATGTGTTCGGTGGCATTCCAAAGGTTTGTTCGTAGTCAAAGATGACTGAACCCTTATCAAAATCAGATTCAAATGCAGTCCAGCCACAGTTCTCTAACTCTGATTTACGAATAAACCAACCACGTTTCTTTGATTTGTTTAGGGGTTGGATCGTAACGAGTGGTTGATAGCCACTAACAAATCGTTTGTCATTGAATAGAGCAAAGCTATCCAACGAACGTTTAGCAAGAGCTGTTGACATAGTAAAGGGGTGAGAAAGTAAACAAGCAAGGGACTTACACCGAATGGATGCCCTTGCCTTAGTGCGTATCATACCAGCTGTGGCCTGTCTTTACGTCGCCTTCGATCTTACATAAGAAGTCAAAACCTTCTCCGGCCATTACGTAAGAATTTAATATGTATGGAATTAAGTCTTGCTCTATCCCTGGGCGACAAGACATTTGAATTTCATCATGGATAAAAGCATGCTGTACCCAATCCTTATCATAAACATAGCCCGCATCATTTAATTCTTCATGGATATTAATAACTACTTGTTTCATTATTACTGCACCTGCAGCTTGTAACAAAACATTTAATGCTTTAAATTCAGAACGGCAATAAAGCGGTCTCTTATCAAGGCCAATGAGAAAACCTCGTGAGCCAAGAGTCGCTGCAAGTTGGCGTTTAAGTTCTTGTAATGCTGGTATTCCTTCAAGGAATGAATTGATTGCTGTTCTTCCAAAACTTCTAAGTTTGTCTGGATCTTTTTCATTTGGATTAACAATGCCACCCGCTTTAAGAAAGCCAGCACCATAAAGAACAGCATAAAGAAGACGCTTACTGATGTCTCTTGTACCCACTCCAAACATCTTTTGGTTATAGGTATGGATGTCTTGCGTGTCATCGATAACAACATTTCCATACTCACCATCATCCCATAAAGCTAAATAACCTGCCAAACACCTTAACTCCAATGCTTTTGCATCCGAACCAATTAAGATCCAATCATTGGGAGCATGAAATAATTCTCTACATTCTTTACCATAAGGTGAATAAACAGCAGGTACTTGAGCCATGTTGGGATTACGATGACTAGCTCTGCCTGTGATACAACCATTAGTAATTAAATCTCCATGCATAACACTGTCTTCGTCTACTAGTTTCAACCAAGCATTGTTACCTTCTTTCATTTGGCCCAGGCGTTTCTTTAACAACATGTACCTGGACAAAGGCTTAGCTTCAGGGTATGAAAGTTGAGCAAGGACTTCATCATTCAAGATTGCATTACCTTTATCTGTTACGTCTTTAGGTATCCATTTATACTTACTTCTTAAACGATCAGTAATCTGTTGCCTTGACCCTGGATTAAATTCTTCACTATGTACCTTACGGAAAGGTACACCTTTTACATAACCACGTTTGGTATTGTTTACCTTGGGAGTAAACCAAGTTTCTGTTTCAATGGGTGGGAATAATGTCTTTAGTTTTTCTTCGAGTTTTGCTTTCTCAGACTCAAGGTCATCCACAACAGCAAGACATTTATCAATATCAAAAGGAAAGCCTGTTCTAATTTGTCTTTGAATGCAATGAGCAAGCGAGTGCTCCAGCTGGTAAGCCCCGTGGTCAATGTTCTGCATTTGAATGTGATTAAATAACTTGGTTGTGACTGAAACATCTTGCTTGCAGTAGTCAAGCATTTCTTGTGAGTAAGTAGAAAACTCTTTGAAATTGATCTTCTTGTCACTGAGACGGTAGCCCCAGGCTTTAAGACCAGCTGATCCTCTGAGATTCGGCGGCACCGAACTGTACTGCTCCGTATCAAGATCGTACAGTTTTTCCTTGGGCCAGATGAGCCGGGTGCAAAGTAACGTGTCAATGATTTGAGGGAAAGGTTTCTTGGTAAAAGTTTCCGGCCATAGTTTTTCTATGACCGGAATGTCGTAGTTGATAATATTGTGGCCGATTAAAAGATCAGCTTCAGCCAAACAATGCAAAGCAGCATCAATAACACGAGGCCCAAACTCATAAGTGCGGTTTCCGATGAGATCGTAAAAGACAATGCAGTGTATTTTAGTAGCTTCGTCATACAGGCCATCAGTTTCAATATCAAATACGTAGGCTTTTTTAATGGAGGAATTTAGCTTCGGGCTGAACTTCAAGATGTTTGGCGGCAAGCTTTCTATCATTCTTATTAATCCAATTCAATATATTGTAAGCGCCTGTTTGATGTGGTGCACAAAAAGCTTTAGCGATTTGTGAATCAGTTTTGATTGGAATCAATTCAAACTTCTTTTTTTCTAGGTTAGTAGAAATGGCATGAGGCACGCCTTTAATTTCAGTGGTGATTAAGTAAGACATCGAAGCTGTAGTAGTCATTGAATAGTAGCAAAGGGGTTGTTGATTTTCAGTTAGTATTTTGTTTGACTAACTTCTGTTTGTAGTAAAGGTTTGCTTGTCGCCTGGCGCAACGTTTGCAGTTGCCCAGGCTGTTGTTACTACGGGGAGCGTAGCGATCCGTGCTCCCACATTTGTTACAAGGCTTAACCTTTTTTGCTGGAGTTGTATCCAACAAAGCCTCCTTCTTTCTTACGTTGCTGGATAGCTTTACCAGCATCAGATCCTTTTGGTTGTATGCCATGAACTAAAAGTGCAAATGGTTTATCACCAAAACAATGGCTATCGTCATGGTCCACTGATAGACCCAGACTGCTAGCTTCCATCTCTGAGTAGACGACATAAGAGATGCGCTTGAACTGATGTGCATGCGACTTAAGCATAGGGTCTAAGTTGCCACCCATCGATGCTGTGAGATAAAAGTTTTCTGGAATCTTATCGATGCTATTAAGCCACAGTTGTAACTGTTTTGTGTATCCATAGTATTTACGTGTTGGATCCATACGAGCAACACGTAGCCATGCAAGGAAGTAAAGCTCTGACCAGTAGTCACCTGACTCATGGATGCGAACCAAATCGATCTTGTGTTTGGGATCCTTTGCATTGATTGATGCAGTGATCAGCTTCTGTACAGCAGCGATCTTATGGATAGGATCTTCAACAGGGATCATGGTTTCTTTTAGTAAGTCCCAGTTGTACCAACGTGCTGCACGACAGTCAGGACTCCGTGCTTCACTGCTAGCTGCAAAGCAACGGTATGCTGCAGCGTCAGTGTTGTTGGTCTGTGGTAAGTCTTGGATCTTACCTGTGACTCGATCTGAGAATGTCTTACATACACCAGCATTAGGGCAGGTATACCCAGCTGGTAGTGAAAAGATGAGTCGCTTGCCTAACTTGGCATTGCCGGTTGAAAACTTAAGTAGTGCCATGATGTGTGGTGTGATGTGATTGACCAGGACTTACACAACACGTTAGTGTTAATGCCTGGTATATAATGGTAGAACGTTCACCAGCTTTTGGCTGGCGCATAACAACAGGCTTGGAACGGGGCTTGTTTTATCGGAGAACTCCAATGACCCTTACTTATCGTGGTGTAGCTTACGACTCCCAGTCTGCTTTGCTTACTCATTTGTTAGACAAGTTTAAGAAAGAACAACGTCTTGAGAAAGAGCTTAAGAAAGACAGAGAAAGGATCGCCGCTAGCTCATCAGTCGAATAAGATAAGCAAGTACTTTATTCTCTCTTGTCCTCCCAGATCTAGTAGCTGGGTTATCAACTATTGCAGGCGCGAGAGCCGAATAGATTACTACTAACAATGAAGCCAGGTGTGAGAGCCTGGTTTTTTAATGTTATGTTTTAGTAGTAGACCAATCGTCTACGTTTCATGTAATTTTATACATGAAACTTTACTCGTTAGTGGAAGATAGCTAGATCAGGTAGGCGCGAGAGCCACTGAATTTTCCATTAAACCCAAGGCTATGGCTTACGCGAATTCTCGATAAACGCATGTTATCAGGATTCTCGATGATTGACTTTTATCGGAAATCCGCGAAAGCCACTGAATTTTCCATTAAACCCAAGGCCAACTCAATTCAATATCGTTTTCCCAATCACTCGAACAGATTGGGTGATTCAATACGTATTGATTGAAGAGTTCTTTTAGCTCAGTTAAGGAGAGGTCAACCTCCTTAGCTTTGACTGCGACATTAGTTTGTCCGCGATAGATTTCATCAAGCGCACTTTGAATACAGGTTGCAGTCGTGGGATTCATTAGTCATGTACTCAGGGATAAAGAAGCCACAAGCTTCATTTTCATTATGTTCGCATGATGTGCATGCGTTGCTGCTAATTGTTTCTTTTATTCCTGTATCAACTTTATTCTTTACATCTTCAATAGGCATTTCAATTGTTGTCATGCGATAGCCGCACTCTAAACAACTCTTTCTACGTCTTCTATATCCTTTGGCTGTAATTTTAGTTTCGATAACAGCTAAAGATCTTTCTTTACATTTAGGACAAGCTTCTCTGAAACTTTCACGAGCAGCTTTAATCCTACTAGGTTCAGTCTTTACTTTGAATGGTTTCCTATGTTCTCTACCTGCACACTTGGTAGAGCAAAATGTTTTAGTACGACCGCGCTTTAGGTTGGCGCGGTGTTGACAAGCTTGACGATTAAATTCTTTTCCGCATTTAGTACAAGAAAGAATGATTGTGCCACGTGATTGCTTTAGCTCCATAGTGCAGATGAGATGATTGGGAATTGTTCAGTAAAGATTTGCTTGCAGTGTTCTGCAATTTCTTTGTGTTCTTGTTGCGTACCATTGGCACTACGCAGATCTATGTAATGTGCCCATGATCTGAGTGTACCGTTCATATACAAACGAGTTGGTACAGCGGAAGGTAATAAAAAACGAGCTGATTCTTTTGCCACACCTTTGCTAATCAACTCTTGATAGAGGTGTTCAGCTTCTTCAAAGTGAATAGCAATGCGATGCTTGATGTCAGCTACCTGATTCTTGCCTAACTTAGAATCAAGATCATCAACAGAGTTCTGTCTGTTCTTTATGTCTTGAGAACGTAGTTGAGGACAGTGGATGCGACCAATTGAATTTGTATTTGCATAGCGTTGTGAGAATTCTTGAAAGGTAAATGACCGATGCCGTAAGATCTGGGGACTAATCCCACGTGTTGTATTGATTTCAACACAAAGGTTAGCCATTTCAAAAATACTCCAGTGCTTGTGCTTGATGCAGTATTTAAGTAGCCCAGTTACATCGGGGTTGTTTTGGTTGTCAGGGTTAGAGACACGAGCCATCATGCCTATCATTTGTTCTGCATTTGGTGTAGCCCAAATTAGTTTGACTTGATCTGTCATTAGTTAAGAATAAATTAAAATTGGTAGGAATGGTGGGACTCGAACCCACACTGTAGCGATTTTAAATCGCTTGCCTCTGCCAATTGGGCTACACTCCTATGCTAGGGCTTACACTTTCGGTGTCTCCTGGAGGCGGCGTTACCTACCGGATGCCTAGCTGTTATCAAGATTGTAACTGAACTTCGCGGATATACAATGCTTTTTTAAGCTGATGTTCAACAATGGCACGATCAATGTCGTTGAGTCTGGCATTGCCAACGTCTGCTATCTGAGAGACGTGCATTACACCGTTCTCAACTATTAGTTGTACAGTGTAACGAGGCTTGTTATCAATCATGACCAGTACAATCATGTGTCTGTACTTCTTAATACCGTCTGCATAGCTATGGGAGCCGACGCAGTTACGTACTGCGCGGCCCCAATGAGCGAGCATGTGTGTATCAAGTGGTTGCAAGAACGTATAGGTATTAACTACCTCAGGTTCTGCCAGTGTGATGTCACCTTTGAGTGGTACTTTGATTGGTTCAGGGAATAGTTTCTGGGGTAATGAAGTCAATGGATTGTCTAGCTTCCATGTCTCTGCCATGAGGTGATCATGCCATTCAGTCATGCGCCAACGTCTTGGCTTAAGCTTAGCTGGATCTGTACCAGCTGCAATACATTGGGTAAGCATGGCGTATGTATCGCTCCATTCGTACGTATTCATGTGTACGTTACCTGTTATGTTGTTAATTCTTTGACGTGACTTACATTCTTTAGATGCTTCTATTACTTTGTCATATTGTTTTCTTAACATATTCAAGAAAGATTCAACAGGTAAGTTGGCACGTAACCATTCGTATCCTGTCTCAGAATGATACCCATGCATCTCGATACGAGATAGGTAATCATATCTTGAACGTAAGTAGTTGATATCCATGTCACGCCATATGCACTTAATGTGGCATACAGACTCAATGAATATCTGTAGTTCGCTATAAGGTTGTATCAATAGGTCTAAGTTAAATTCTTGCTTAGCATTCTCTGTGTCATATATAGTTTGTAGCTTATCCATTGCAGTGACTACCATGCGACGGAACCATTTAGATTCCCATACGTCTGTTAGCCATGGGTTCTTATAGTGATTAGAGATCTTTTGCAATACATCATTGATGTCATGTACGTAAGAACTCTTTATAATGTTTAACCATTTAGGACGTGTGTGACTATGTGTTAAGAGCTTAGATAAGCCTGTGTCTTTATTAGCTACGCGTTCAAATACATTACGTGAGAAGCCACCTTTGTAAGTAGGTATCTTGCTTAGTAAGCATGCTTCCCATTTAGTAACAGCTTCCCATATAAAGATTCCATTACCCCGTGATGAAATGTGATGAGTATTGCGATCAATGCCTTTCCAGTAACTAGATGTATAACCATCTTGGATTGCTACATCGTTAACTAATAATGTATCTCTATACCAATATGACTTACCATCTTTAACGTGTTGCATTTCTCTTTGTTTGTATTGGTCATCATCTGCCTTAGATGATTGAAGCATGTTGGTGTAACATGCCTTACGTCCTGCTGCTGTGTCCTTATAGGTATAGCTCAGTCCGTAGTAATAAGTATCTTCTTCTTTCTGTGGTAACCATGCGGCTACCCATAGTTGTTTGTAGTAGTAGATAACTGCTACTGGCTGAGGATCTTCACCGAACACTGGTCGTGTGATAAGGCGTACCTTACCTTCGCATGCTTTCGTATTGTTGATGTGTTCAACAGCTTCTTCCCATGTTCTATCGTTAACAATGTGAGTTGGTATGAGGTTAGATGGTCTGCCATTGTACAACCAAGCACTTCTTGAGGAGCTGCGTCTGGGATTGGCTTTCTTAGCTTTTTTAAGGGTCTTGTCATAGGACAGGACTTGCTTTTGGAGTTGGGATGGCAAGTTAAAGTACATGTGATTAGATGTGATGGAATGAAAAGATCTGGGACTTACGCATAGTACTGCCCAGGCTGGGATTTATTCGCATAACTAACGAAACCCAGGTGCTTATTCTAAAAGGGAATGTTATCTGTTGCAGGAAGATCAGGTAAACCTTCAGTATTACTACCCCATGGTTCAGCAACTTGTGATTCTGTGTTAGAACCCCAAAGAGATTTAGGTGCTGACTCAGATGAGACAGTAACTTGAGGTTGGATCTCAGTTGTTTTTGGCTTAGGTGCCAAAGTCATTTGATTGATTTGAATCTCAGTATTAGATTTAAGTTCACCTGTGTTCTGGTCTTTCCATGCACTGGTAAAGATACGGCCAGCAACAGTTAGTCCTGTTCCTTTCCGTGTCATGTTAGCTAGCCATTCTGCATAGCGTACCTTGGCATCTGCTTTAGTAATTGCTTTAAGGTTAAAAAGATCAGTTTCTTGTTTACCTCGGTTAACACTAAGTGATTGAGATGAGATGATGTAACCACTATCAGTTGTCTTGAACTGACGGGAATCACTCAGGTCTACATCTTTAATACAACGTCCACTAAGAATAATTTCATTTAGCAGGGGGAATTGTCCGGTAGCAACAATAACCCAGTTGCCATCATGAAGAGTATAGGATCGTTCTTTAAGGTCATGTCGCAGCTGTGCTCCTGAGATGTAAAGCTGCATACCATTTTGTATAGCAGAAAGAAACTTGTCTTGGTTAGCCCAGACTTGATAAGTAAGTTTCGTTGGTACATTACGTGTGTTTGCAGTTGGTATCTCAACATTGCATGTAACAATCGTGCGTGATTCACTGATGTAAATCTGCTGTGGATCTGCTGTCACGTTGACAGTCAAGTAAGCTTTGTTCATCGAAAAAGTAATTAATTAGTAGCTTGTATAGGTCTTACACATCTGGCGGGATGATGCCTATTGAATTGTTGTTTGTCGAGAGCATCAACTTAACAAGTGCTTGATGCTTGTCATGCCTCGGCTTTTCCTAGCTGCAGACTAGGTATTGTATGGCCTATCACTAGGTGCACCTAATGATGTAGGACTCTCGACAGTGTGGCTAGTCTTCGATCAGCTGCCAATCTAGATCTAAAGGTGTGAGAAAGTCAATCTGATCTTGCTCAGTACCTAAGACCGGAGGAGGCAGTTCACCATCTTCTAGCTGAAACATTGCCTCACAAATGCCCGGCCCATACTCAGCAGGGTATGCATCGCCTGGTGGATCGTGTTTCGCAGATAGTTCAACCCGTGCATCAGTAATGGTTGCAACAACGAGCCAAGTAGAAATCCCATGTTCATCAACAAAGTCAAGAGTGATTGATTCGACAGTAAGCAGTTCATTTTGCATTGCAATTTACTTCTAAGATATGGATCGCTGCATCACGCAAGGCAAATGCTTTTGAATAAGCATTTTCCCACTCAGGGCTACAAGGCTTGAGTGAAGCTGCGTAGTCAGATGCTTCATCAGCCATACTACTAACTGTTAGGTAGGCTTCGTAGGCAGAACGTTGGAAAGAAGATGTGGTCATAGATGGAATGAGTTGGTGTAAATGTAGATAGTTTAGAGACTTGTCTAGGTCTATGTAAGTATAGTTATATATTTATATAAGTGTGGTAGCGGCTGTCCCCTCGGGGGGTTCGGGGGGGTTAAGTCTAAGGTTATTTAATATTGTCTTAATGATTAGGTAGTCTATTTCACCTTGGGCCAGCTTAAATATCGCCTGGCTCTTTCGATTGTATTCCGTGAGACATTGTATTCATATGCAATGTGCTGCACATGGATGTGGTTTAAACTCCTCAATATTACAACTTGATCTTTAGTCAGCTTTGTATTCTTACTTGTCATCGGTCCACTCGTCTTGTTTGTACTCAGGTAAGTCAGGTGTTTTGAAATCATCTAACGATGGTATCTCAGTGTGTAGTAAGTTGCGAAATGATATACCAGTACCAGGAATTGCTAAGGATCCACGGGCGTTCTTACTATTTACATTCGCAGTAAAGGACAGTGGTCCTAACTTGAATGTTTTACTGTAGCTCTTGAGACCATGTTCGGAGATATTAAATCCGGCAATGGTGCGGTCGAAATTGATATGAGACTTCTTGTTAGTCATTAGCCTGCGTCTCCAGTGATAAAACAAAGGTGTTCATAGATTGAATAATCAAGATTATCGAATACCCAAGAAAGGATTGCTTCTTTCTCAGGTGTTGTGACGAGATGTTCTAGCTCTTCAATTTTCCAGTCATCATTTAAACAAGGTTTAGTCATTAGATTCTCTTAATGATTGAGGGGTTAAAGAATTGGTGTCCTCTTCGTTCATGTTAGTCATGACGAATTTAGTTCCATCGGGTGCCGTAAAGCCACCGACGAACCCTGCTCCGATACGATCAGCGGACTCCTTCATCTTTGCGACGAACGCCATAGCTTCTAGCATGTCGTTGTCTGGAAGATTGTCTGGGATACCTGGGTGCATGTCTGGTAATTGTCTGGGTTGTCTGGATGAAGCGATTAGATAGTCATAAACGCTTCATTGGTTTTCATATTCAATAGCAGTGACTGTGCCACCACCTTTTTTGATAGCAGCAAGTACTTCCTCTTTCATATGTTCAGACCAAACAATGTGTACTCTTTTGAAGTTTAGGAAACTGCAGTCGTAATAGATAGTGATCATTTACTGGTAGCAATTTTGGTAGCGAGTTGATCGATAGGACCGTTCCAAGCACGGCCACTGTTGTCTTCCCTGAAAGACATCAGCCACTGCTCTTTAGATTCGGTGTCATTAGGTAAATCGGTTGCGTGCCAGTCGTTGTAAAAAGCCAAGGCGTTGACGATGGCCTGTTGCTCGGCCTCGGTGACGATGAGATGGATGCTCATTAGTTATTCAGGAGTTCAGGATAAATTTCTTTGACAGTTTCAATAAGCTCATCATTTGATTCTTTATCTAAATAATGATGCAGGGAATCAGCAGCATATTGGATAAGAGAATTCATATCCATGTCATTAATTACTGAATGGACATAGGAATCTTGAAGCTTGTCACGTTGGTCAGGTGTCATTGATCTTTAGTACGTTTGTAGTTGATTGTGTGAGTGAAGGGGCTGAGCTTTAACTTATTGAAGACATAGGTTAAGTGATGGAAGTAATCACGATCCTTACGTTCTCTTTTTGGCTTATGAATGATCCAATAGTCGATAGCATCTTGGATAAATTCAATGTGTTCATCGGTGAGAATGTGATCATCAGCCCTGGTTGTGTTCATGGTAGTTAGTGTTACTGACTGATAAGGTTTACTAATGTATCCAGGACTTACCTCACATCTCAGTGAGTGCCTGGAGATTAAGCATGTTAGATCAAGCCGAGTAGCCGTGGCCAGGCATCTGGATGATCAGGTTCTAGCTCATTCTCTCCTACTGGATCGAGAGCGACTTCACCTAAGCATTCTTCTTCTACTTGTCCATTGGTTGGTACAGGATACCAGCCTTCGACTAAGTAGCTGTAAGACATTCCATTTTCATCTGGGCCATAGTTGGGATGCTCTTCACTAGGCTCCCAATAGATCATAAGTTCTCCTCGTTTGGTGCGATAAGTGCTACCACTTTTGGGGAGCTTGTCTTTCGTTGGGTCGTAGTTGACTTCCGCTTGGAATTGGTTGTCCCTCTCTTCTTCTGGGAAGGGGGTATAACCAAAGGCAACTGCGATGATTTCTGATGCTCTATCGAATGTGGAGTTAGGCATGATCCTATTTCAGTGATGATGATGGTGATGAGAGCAAGGACCACATCAATAATGTGATCCTCGTGTTGAGAGCCAGTAGTCATGCTGTTGGTGGTGGTGATGCAACAAAGCTATCACCTTCCTCCATGAGTTCTTGCATTACTTTCTCCTGCTCATCTGCAATATCATTGAGCATGAAGAAGTAATCTTGACGCAGCTCCTCAAGAAGTGCTTGGTTGTACAGGTGTTGTTTGATTAAAGACATGATGTGATTTGGTTGAGTGTACATGAGCAGTTTAACGTCATGCTCAGGACGGTCAAGGGCTAGCTATGAATATGTTTCCATATCTTCTTATGTTTAATTAATGAAATATTTGATGTACAAATGTTATAAAGTTTAGCTAATTTATGTTGTGACAACGGTGAATTGTATATTTCCATGGCTTGTTTGTCTGTAAGTTTTGAATTGCCATTGTATTGCCCTTTAGCTTGACGCTTACGTTCTTGTCTATCTTTCATGTTATTTGCATGTGTACCCAAGATTAAATGACTTGGATTAGAGCAAAGCCTATTGTCACAAGTATGTCTTACCATAAGACCGTCAGGAATTTCACCTTTGGTTAATGTATAAGCAACACGATGTGCCGGGGACAATTGATTGTTTAATCTAAATTGACCATAACCATCTAAATAAGTACAAGCAGTCCACTCCCAGCAGCATTCGCTGGGAGCTGGATTTACTTTAGACCAGAATCTGTGTGCAAATGTCATGGTCACAATGAGTTCAAGTAGTCATCGTAACGGAGTGCACCGATGCTCAGTGCATCTTTACACTCATCTTCAAATTCTTTCATATCTGTTGGGAGTGCATCCATATAACTAATGACATCCTGCTCTCTCCACTCGCCACCTTCATAGGTTTGATAGTGGAGTTGCTGGGATTCGCCACCGTAATAAACGATGCGCTCTTTGCGTCCAAGCTGAGTTGGACCATAGGTTTGATAGATAAACATGAGTTGATTAATAGATGAGTTAGTTGATGGTTATTCAGCAGCCTGGCCCATAATAGGCCGAGGCTGATGTTGAACATACGTTAGTATCTTCTTGAGAATACTTCTCAATACTATAGATACCTGCTGTTACCAGCATAATTACAGTGCAAATACTCATACCCCAATAGATAATTGGATGTACTTCAGGTGCCCTTCTGTAACTATCTAGTTGGATGTAGTGTCTAGGCTTGGTGCGGAGTGTTTGCTTCATGAGTCTGATTCAGATTCTGTGTTTTTGAGTGTACGTAGGTACTTGATGATACCTTCGATTTCAGGCAATGTTAAATGATTGATAGGTTCAAGTGTGTCCGGGAACCATGCTTCGTAGGTTACCTCTTCACCTGGAAGAAGCCATCCATGAATACCTAGATTTGGCGGTGCAGTAATGATGGTTACCTCACCGATCAAATCATCTTGGTACTTAGAGATGTACGCTTCTTTAATAGCGGGATGTTGTTCAAAATAGAACTTGTACTTTAGTTTCCAAGGCATAAGTATGTGAATAAGATTGACGCTAGGGCTTACACCAAAGGATGCCTAGTGATGGTTCATACTAAAGTCGGGGATTCATAGATGAAACCTTTCTCGAATAGCTTCCATGCTTTATAGATAGCAGCACGGATCTCTTCTCGGTTGTTATAGATCACCACTACTCCTTCCCATGCAAGCTGGGTGAGTAGGATGATGAGTGCAATTGTATGTACGACCAGCCATTTAAGTGGTCGATGTAGATGTTGTCGATAGAACTTACCGAAAGCATAGCCTGCTTTGTAGGTGTTCCTGATGCAGTTGCTAAGGAAGTTAATACATAGCAAGATGGCTGTGATGCTGAAGAGTTCACTGCCTAATGCATAGATACGCAATGCAGCAGTGATGAAGCTGTCAAGGTGTGACAGGATGTGAAAAGTAGTCATTGGTTTGATGTGTAATGTTTAGTGCCCCCTCGTGTAAAGAATGAGGAGGCGATACCTAGCCAAGGCATTGAACCCTGGCAGTCAGCCTGTACTGATTAGGTGTTAACGCCGTGCTCTATCGAGTGCCCAAAGGCAACAACCAAGAGCAAGCATTGTTGGTCCAGCGACAGCAGTGCCAACTCCCATGATTCCAAGTGTTGCGGCATTAGCAATTAATTGCTTGTCATCTTCTGTCAGTCCAGAAAATGGACCGTTAATCTCAGGTTCAGAGATTACGTTACCTTTGTTGTCGAATTGATGAGTCATGCTGTTATGTAATAGATGCCACCGAAATGTGGCAATACCTGACCGGGGCCTCGAAGGCCCCAGTTCAAGTTTAGTGATCAGTTAGCTGTGCAGTCAACAGTTGGTCCGTTACCACCCATGGTTTGCCTTCCATGCTTTGTATCGCTGCTGTTGCTCAGCTTGGCTCTTATCATAGATAGAAGCTTTCTCTGCAGGACATGTGTGGACACGTCCTTTGGGTGAGACGTAGACATAGCTGCCGTCTTCTTGACGCTCGCCGCGATGAATCGCAAGCTCCTCGTCGTTGTATTCGTAACCGACCTTGACTCTGTGAGTTTTAGCAAGGCCGTCTTCGTTGGTCCACTCTGCTGCTAATTGATACAAGCCATTGGATAAAACAACAGCTTGGACAACGGGCATGAGTGTACGGAGTGTTTGCAACATGATGTTGTGTGATTGATGCCACGGGATTGTGGCAATAACTGGACCAGGGTTTGCACCTGGTCACCCGCGTTGACGGATCAGTTGGTTGGATAACCGTAGCTCTGGCAGAACTCCATGTGTACAGCATAAGACTCAACAGGCCAGTCATTGTTAAGACACTGCTTACGTGTTGCACCTTCTAATACTTTAGGTAGTACAACCGCAGTACTAATCGTACCGAGGGCTAGTACAAGTGTACCGATAAACATGATAGGTGCAGAAGCAAATGCTTTTGAGATAAACATGATGTGATGTAATAGATGCCACGGGATTGTGGCAATAGTTGGACCGGGGCTTGCACTCGGCCTCCCGCTTTGACGGATCAACTCCTAACCAATTCTTCACGAATGAAGTACTGATCACCTGCTAACAGATATGGTTTGTGGTAGTCAATGAACTCATTAGCCGCATTACGGCTCATGAAAACACCACTAACCACGAAGTTCTGCCAAGTTTCACGGCTTTCTAAAAAATAAACTTCAGAAAGCATGACGAGGTAGACCTTGATTTCTGATGCTCTATCGGCCACAGAAATCTCCTGTTGTGCGGTACCCATCTCCGCTGTGGGTAATAGTTGAGTGGGAGATTCGATCTCCCAGCATCACACCTGGTCAGATGACCATCTCAACTGGAGACTCCATCATTTCCGTAAAAGAAAAGACAGATATCTCTGCGAGCTCCTCTACAGGATTACCGAAGTTGTAATTGTGCTCGACCGAAAGATCGAACGCAACTGAGTCGGCCTCCTCTTTGCAGAAGTGTGCGCTGTGTTGTTGACCGTTGAGGATGACGAAGAACACGTCAGTCGCTCCGAGTGTGCGGTACCCATCTCCGCTGTGGGTAATGCCTGGGAGGGGAATCGAACCCCTCCTACACCATCAGGCGAGTTCTTCACGACAGCGTTGATCAGCTGTGCGCTCTTGTAATTGAGCAACAGCAATAACCAAAGCTTTGTCAAGAGTAACAGGATGTCCTGCATCTTTAGCAACTTCTTTAAAGCTGGCTGCAGTCTCAACAATGTACTTGAGACATTCTTCGAGGTTGTCAGGATACATGATGTGATGTAATAGATGCCACGGGATTGTGGCAATAGTTGGACCGGGGGTTGCACCCGGCCTCCCGCTTTGACGGATCAACTTACGAACTCAGCTGTTACCTTTGCGTAATAGTCACGAGCCTGTTGGACTGTAACCTTTGTGCTTTGGTCATTGAACTTAGTTCCTTTGAATGCTCTCTTAGTTATGTAAGCAACATCTAAGTCACTTACGATTTGAAACTCGAAGTAAAACTTCTCAGTTACGAAAGCAATTGTTTGAGTTTGCATTGGAATTAATGCTGTGGTTTGCATTGAAAGCTACGTTTAACGTCCAGCTTGACGATCAACTTACTTGCTTCAAATGAGAATGATTATCATTCCACTTAAACTTAAATACTTTCTAAACAAAACCGCGCTGGGTTTCTCTCCCAAAATGCGCGGGAAGTCGAGGTTAATGGCCTAAGTTTAGACACAATTAGTAACATATTCAGTTATTTCTAACTTTCACGTTACTTTCACGTTAAACTAAACTTAATTCCAACCTTACTTCCCTATACTTTCTATACTCTCATCTCTTTCCCACCCTATACAATCCCGCCCTTTCTTTTTTTTCTACCCAGGTTCCCAGTCGGAGACACTGTGT